CGTACATACAATGTACGTATGTTCGTGGCGTTAAAACCCACACGTACTGCAGCAGGTATGGATGAGGCGATATTTAACGATCTCGAAGATGTGATCATGCACGGTGCGCTACAGTCGCTCCTAGTGCTACCGAATACTAATTGGTCTGACCGTGAACTGGCGGCGTATCACGCGAAACAGCATGTGGCGCAGATTACTGAGCGCCGTGCACGTGCGAATCTAGGTAATGCGCGTGGCACGTTTGCAGTACAGATGCAGCCGTTTGGAGCATGACATGGCGACTATAAGACTTGTTAAGGACGACACAGGACCGCAGTTGCGGCTGGAGTTCATCGACAACTACACTGGTGAACCGACGAACTTGCAGGGTGCTACGGTCACGCTGCACTTTAGGGCGGTGAATACGACCACTACTCTGTTTAGCCGAGATGCGCTTATATTGTCCCCTGCATCAAACGGCGTGGCCGTTCTAGTTTGGGCGGAAGGTGACCTCAACCAACCAGCCGGAGACTACGAGGGTGAGGTGGAGGTAGTGTTGTCCAGCGGTATGCGCGAGACGCAGTTCGATCCGTTGCAGTTTACTATCCGAGAGGACTTCACGTGAAGTTACGGACGATAGCTCTACAGTCTAAACTTAGACTGATCACACTGGCTACCAAAATGCGGGTAGCCGTGGGGGAGTTTATCGCCGCAGCTTTGTTTGCTAATAATGCGTCGGTATCGGATGCGCCGTCTAAGCAACCAAGGAAAAGTCGTATAGAAAGTCTGACGCTTACTGATCAGATGGTGTTCATTCCGAACAAGCGTCCATCTGAAAATGTGGGAGCAACTGACGGAGATAACCCGTATTTTGCTGAGGACTATGTAACTGGCGCGCCGTCGGCGCAGAACTACACTATAGCGGGCGGGTTCTTCTGGTTCATGACCAAGCTACTGCAGGAAGCCCCTGCGGTGTCTGATCAGGTAGCAAAGACGCTACCTAGTAAGGTATTCACAGAGACGGTAAACGCTACCGATGATGTGAACGGTGCAGCGGCTGGGGATGACCAGATATTCCAGTATTTCAAAGTAACCACAAACCTTGCGGCTGTTTCTGATGGTGTGATTGCTAGAGCGGTAAGTAAGACCTTGTCCGACAGTGGCGCAGCTACGGATGATGGGGCGCTTAGGATGCAGAACTACACTGTTGATATGACGTATTTTGCGGAGGATTATGTCGGTACCTCCAGCGTTTTTTCGTAAAGGAAGTATTATGAACACCTCCGAGAACCTGAAGTTACGTGGCGAACTGGACATCGTGTTGTTTGACAAAAACGGTGTAGTCAAGCAATCCCAGACCGTCGAGAACCTTGTTGTCAATACCGGCCTTGCGTACATCATCAGCCGCATGGTTGGCACCAGCAAAAACGTCATGAGTCATATGGCTCTTGGCGCTGGTACTTCACCGGCTGCTGCAGGTGACACCGCTCTTGGTAGCCAGTTGGGTAGCCGTGTTGCGCTGGATAGTACAACGATCAACGGCTCCAACAATGAGAAGGTGACTTACGTCACTACGTTTGGCGCTGGTGCAGGTACCGGTGCTGTGACCGAGGCGGGTATCTTCAACGCCTCTACCAGTGGCGATATGCTCTGCCGCACAGTTTTCTCCGTCGTCAATAAAGCAGCAGATGACACGATGGTGATCACTTGGACTATCACACTGTCTGCTTCGTAAGAGGTGATCTATGGCCAGTATAACTACCCGCGCTGGTAAGGGTTCGCCCCTTACCAATAATGAGCTAGACGCCAACTTCAACAATTTGAACGCGGGTCTGGCCGCCGCTGCTATTACTAGCGGTACCATCGACAGCGTTGCTGTATCAAACAGCACTGTAAACGCTACCACGATCGGAGCTACTGATCCAAGCACCGGAAGGTTCACACAGGTGAACGTGGTGACGCAGGGTGATCTTCGATTGGAAGACACAACTGGAGGTCAGTACGTTGCGCTGCAAGCCCCCGGTACTGTCTCTGTTAGCTATACGCTCACCCTCCCAACTGCTGATGGTACGAGCGGGCAGGTTCTCGCAACCGATGGCGCAGGACAACTATCTTTTACTTCCGCTTCCGGTGGTGGTATATCAACAGGTAAGGCCATCGCTATGGCGATGATCTTCGGATTCTAAGGGGTAATCATGGCTAATCCAAATATCGTCAACGTAGCGACCATCTTAGGGAATACGTCTACTACGTCGTTATCTAGTACGTCGGCTACTTCACTTATGAGTAATGCTGCGTCGAGCGGCAAAATTTATAAAGTGAATAATATCGTTGTGGCGAATACGTCAGCTTCATCGGCTACGATTACGATCAACATTTATAGTGCTGCGTCACTTGGTGGAACTGCGTTCCCTATTGCCTACCAGATCAGTGTTCCTGCAAACGCTACGTTGATCGTAACTGACAAGACTACAGCATTCTATTTGCTGGAGGATAAGTCAGTCGGGGCTACTGCTGGTACGTCTAGCGCGTTGGTAGTCACTGCGTCGTGGGAAGAACTCAACGCCTGATAGGTGACTTATGCCGTTACGTTCCCTCCCCGGTAATTTTGTCTCTAACGGGTACAACCCCGCAATACAAACTACGTCTTTTATAGACGTGGAGTATCTCGTTGTTGGCGGTGGCGGTGCAGGTGGCGGTTCGGGCGGCGGTGGCGGTGGCGGTGGCGGTTTCCTAACTGGAACTAATTTTCCTGCACCTTTCGGTACAAGCCTTACTATCACTGTAGGATCAGGTGGCACAGGTGTTAGTGATGGTACTGGTAATAGCGGCGGCAACAGCGTATTCTCCTCAATAACCGCTACTGGCGGTGGCGGAGGAGGAAAAGGCGGCGCTCCTGCTGCCGCTGGGGTAAGTGGCGGTTCAGGTGGCGGCGGCGGTGGCTATCATGAGGGTACGTCGCAATCGGGGGGAAACGGCACTGCTGGACAAGGTAACAACGGCGGCACTGCTAGTGGAACTGGACCTGCTTATGGCGGCGGCGGTGGTGGTGGCGCTTCTGCTGTTGGGAGCAACGGTGGATCGACTTTTGCTGGAGCAGGAGGCGCTGGGCGCACGTCTAGTATAACGGGCACATTCACTACTTACGGCGGTGGCGGTGGCGGCGCAGGGTTTACCGGCTATTCTGGCGCAGGCGGCGCAGGCGGTGGAGGCGCAGGTAATGGCACTGCTGGTACCGCAAACACAGGCGGTGGCGGCGGGGCTCGCGTAAATAGTGGAGCGACTACCGGTGCTAATGGTGGTTCTGGTGTTGTAATCCTTCGGCATTCATCGGCGTACCCAACCGCAACAACAACAGGCTCACCTACGGTTACCACTGCTAATGGTTATGTTACATATACATTCACGGGTTCGGGCACAATTAGATTCTGAGGTATGACATGGCACATTACGCACAACTAGATGAAAACAACGTGGTACTGCAAGTCATTGTGGTGCATAACAGCGAACTCGTGGCGAGCAAGCAAACGACTGTGAACGAAGATGGCAGCATTGCTGTCAGTGTTATCGAGTCGGAAGATAAAGGCGTCGAGTTTTGTCAATCACTGTTTGGCGCAGATACTCGTTGGGTACAGACCAGCTACAACGGTAACTTCCGTGGTAAGTACGCAGGTATCGGGGATATATACGACGCAGAAACTAATGAGTTCCGTACCTCTACTGAGGCGTCTAGCGACGACGTTCTTATTATCGCCCCTGCTATACAGACTCAGCAAACAGTCGTTTTAGAAACGCAAGCCACGATAGCTTTAGAAACGCAAGCCACGATAGTGTTGGAATCGGCAGATATTTCTGCTTTGATCTCGGCAGATATACAAGCATTGACCAGCCAGCAGATTTCCGGATTGGAGTAAACGATGCCTCAGTATCAGGGTATATGGAACCTAGCCCAGCAAGCGCAGGCGGTTGTTAGTCAGCAGTGGGGAACTGACCCTCTGTTTGATTACACTACGTTATTACTTCAAGGTGATAACGTATCTGGCAGTTCGCAGAACAATGTCTTTGTAGATTCCAGCACTAACAATTTTCTAATCACCCGCAACGGCAACACGACGCAGGGGACGTTCTCGCCTTTTAGTCAACAGCCGGGGAATTGGAGTGTGTATTTTGGTGGTAGTGGCAATTATGCATCTTCCAGCTCTACTGTAATTTCTTCTACCACTTCAACTTTCACCATCGAAGGTTGGATTTATCAAACTGCCGCGACTGTAGGAACAAATATACCTTCTATTATTGGGGATATGTCTCCAACGTCGTTTTCCGCCTATTGGTCATTTGGTACTCTGGCATCCGGCGCACTCAGCTTCTACTGGTATGATGGGTCGAACAGTCTAAGCGCAGTCACCACTACTACGGTCCCTCTAAATACTTGGGTACATATCGCAGTTTCTGTTAACTCCAACACCATTAGCATGTACATCAATGGTGTCCAACAATCATTAACTGGTAATACCACACTTACAAACAGAGGCGGTACTAATACCCTTACTACATTCGCTCAGTTCTCTGCTGGGACGACTGGTCTATATACTGGGTATATTTCGAATTTCAGTGTACTTTCAGGCACCGCCAAATACAGCGGGTCTTTTACGCCCAGTTCGACCCCTCTTGCAACAGGCACCACTAACCAGACATTACTGTTTGCTTCAAGTAATAGGTTTGTGGATGCAAATACCGCCACTACCGCCAAGACATTTACTTTAACTGGAACCCCCTCCGTTCAAGCCTTCAGTCCGTTTGCACCTCAAGACCAGTACACAACGCCTGTTATCGGCGGGTCTGGTTATTTTGATGGGAGCGGGGATTATCTCAGTGTGGCCGGATCAACGGTATTAAGTTCAACCGGCGACCTTACTATTGAAGCTTGGTGCTATATAACAAGTGCTTCAGCGTATGGCGGCATCTTTAGTATGCGAGAAGGTGTGAACGCAGATGGACTTGGAATAACTATATCAAACACAGGAAATTTCGAATTTACAATTGACCCCGGTGGCATAGTAAGCACACCAATACCTTTACGTCAATGGAACCATGTTGCCCTTGTTCGTTCCGGTAGTAGCACAAATAACTGTAGCGCGTATTTAAACGGAGTGCGCGTCGGCCAATTTACCGCTACAAACCAAGCAAACATGGCTAATAATGTGGCTGTCATTGGGCGGTATTACGCAAGCGGCGGTGATGCAAACTGGACTACTGGCTATATATCTGATGTTAGGTATGTCGTTGGGCAAGCCCTCTACTCTGGCGCGACAATAACTGTCCCAACTGCTCCGCTTACCACAACCTCGCAAGGCGCAACCGCATCAAATGTAGAGCTGCTTTGCAACTTCACCAACGCCGGTATCTACGACGGCACGATGAAGAACAACCTAGAGACGGTTGCTAATGCTCAGGTAAGCACCTCGGTGGTGAAGTACGGCTCAGGGTCCCTATACTTTGACGGCACAGGCGATTATTTAATCATGCCGTTTTCTCCTTGGATGTCATTCGGCACTGGGGACTTCACTATAGAGGCGTGGGTATACCCCAATAGCCTTGCAAGCGCTCAGGATATAGGCTCTTTCAGGAAAGATTCTCCAAGCGTTAACTCGGACGTTGGTTGGGATATTTATGTTGGAGCGAATAATGCCAGCAATGAAGCGGCTATTTACAGCTCAACAACCAAATATGCGGTAACTGGCTGGTCATTGACTGCAAAACAATGGCAACATATCGCTTTTGTAAGACGAAACGGTTACTTATTGTTTTTCCTTAATGGCGTACAGCAAGGTTCCGCTACAGCCGCCAATGTGTCTGTTAACTCTGGAACAACGTGGTACACCGTTGTAGGCACGTACACTGCCGCTTCACGAAATTTTAATGGCTACCTCGATGATTTTCGTATCACTGCAGGCATCGCCCGCTACACCCGTAATTTCACCCCTCCGCAAGTAGCATTACCGAGGCAATAAGACATGAGCAAATACGCAGGGAACATTATCACCACCGGCGCTGATGCGGGGTACTCTGTCTACTTTGATGGGACCGGGGATTATCTACAGTCTACTACGGCGGCCTTATCAGGCGCGTTTACTATCGAATTTTGGTACTACAGGGTAGGCACTGGTAGCAACTATTGTTTTACCGTAGGGGACTCGATTACTTCTACCGGCATAGAAGTCTATATCGGTACAAGCGGCACCGTATTTAATGCTATCTACAGTAACGGTGCGGCGCAAGTAACATCTACTACGCAAGTCCCTACAGCTAACGGTTGGTCCCATATAGCTTTAGTCAGAGAAGGGGCTAACGTAATTAAATGTTATCTAAACGGTGTGCAAGTCACCGGCTCTTACACTTCATCTGCAACATTTAATAGTGTTGTACGTATTGGCGCAGAGTACTATAACGGGAATATTACCGGAAGTGCTAATGCGTATATCTCTAATTTTAGGATTGTTAATGGTACTGCGTTGTATACCGCAGCGTTTACTCCGCCGACTCAGTTATTAGCTATTACAAACACCAGTCTGCTGACATGTAACTCCCCGGCTATTATCGATCAGAGCAGTAACGCATTTGCGATTACTGCCAACGGTGATGCTAAGGTTAGTCCGTTCACGCCTTTTGCTGGCTACCAAGTATACAAACCAGAACTTGGTTCCGCGACGCCCGGCGTATGGACGCTCAGTGAAGCACTGCAAGCCAAGCAGACCCGCCAGTGGAATATGTACGACCCCTATTTCCGAGACACGGTGTTGGCGTTGCGTAGTGGTACAGTAGATGGAGCACAGAATAACTCTTTCGTAGATAGTTCATCTACTGGGTATTCTGTTGTTCGGAATCCTACGACTGGGCCTAATGCACCTACACAGGGTACATTCACTCCGTTTAGTCCAACAGGCTGGTCGGTGTACACAAACTCTGATCGGCAGAGTTGGGTGTCAGTATCAAGTGCATCACTGGCATTGGGTACAGGTGACTTCGAGATTTCGTTTTATATGTATTACATTAACGGCACCTATATCATGGGTACCGGCAATACTAGCGGCTCTTGGGCGTTCACCAGTGATGGCTCGTTTAGGCGGAATACACTAGCGTCCGACTTTATTAGCGGTGGAGTAACTGCACGTACATGGGCGAAGATTCGATGTGTACGTATATCTAGCGTTACTTACTTGTACGTTAATGACGTACTACGTGGGTCAGCAGCGGATACCCAGAACTACACAAACTCTAATTTGGGTATAGGTAACTTCACCCAAGCCGCTGGCGGCTCGCCTAACTTTGCGTCTGAAGTTTATATCTCGAACCTGAAGATTGTTAAGGCTGGTACGACCATACTGGATACATTTAGGAACAATCGGTATATCGACAACAGTCCTACTCCACTGACTGTTACACCTAACGCTAACGCTACTTATCTACCGCCGTTTGTTGTTCCGTACACGCTGACCAACCCGGATGCTGCGTACTCTCCTGCGGTACATGGCGGTAGCGGCTACTTTGATGGTACTGATGATTACCTAAGTATCACTACTGCTGCGACTAATTATTACTCCGCACTTGGGGAATGGACATGGGAAGCATGGATATACCCGTTGTCTTTTAGTGGACCACAATACTCATGCGCGATTCTAGCGAGTTCGTTAGACAGTATGTTATTACGCGCTGATGTAACAACTGCTATATCTACCACACTCAATATGTACGCTATTAACTCCTCCAATGGCGCGATATTGGGTGCATCCGGTACTAGCGCGGGTACACTCCGTCTTAATGAATGGGCGCACGTAGTTGTGCAGCGCCGCGCTGGCGAGTTCGATCTATTTATTAATGGCTCTCGTGTTGCTAATGTAAACACACAAACGGCCACAGCTATTAGAACAACTGATACAGACCTATGGATAGGTAAAGGTAACGCTGGTACAAGCCCGTTCTGGAATGGGTATATATCGGATGTACGTATACAGAACGGTAGTGCTAAATATTCAGGAACTACCTATACGGTACCAACTGCCCCCTTGTCCCCTACAGGTGCAGCAGTAAAACTCAGCTTCACCAACGCTGCGATCTTTGATACCACCGGTAAGAACGTATTAGAGACTGTAGGTAACGCGCAATCTAGTGTTGCCCAGAAGAAATATGGCCCTACGGCTATGTACTTTGATGGCACGGGGGATTATCTATTACCTAGAACGAACAGTATAGGAGCCTTTGGCTCTGGCGATTTTACAATCGAGTTTTGGATAAACTTTGTTACGGTGTCGTCCGCCCAAATTATCTTGGACTTTAGGACTGCTACATCTACAGTAGCTCCTGCGATCTCACTTAAAAACACCGGCGTAATCTATTACTACACGGGTGGCGGAAGCCCCGGCGAGCGCATAACCGGCTCTACTTTATCTGCAGGAACGTGGTACCACGTTGCGGTTTGTAGATCGAGCGGAAGTACAAGGATGTTTGTAAACGGCGTTCAAGTAGGATCGACGTATACAGACACTAATGTTTATGTTGGGGCTGCTAACCGCCCTTGGGTCGGGGGATTAGCAGATGGGACGACCCCAGCGCAATGGCTAAACGCCTATGTAAGTGATTTACGGATAACTCGTTTTGCTCGTTATAAAGCGAACTTTACTCCACTAACTTCAAGAATTCAGGATCAGTGAGGAGATCATGGCAACGGTATCGGAAGTCGAAAACAAACTGGTAACGCACGAAGCAATTTGTGCCGAACGGTATGCTACGTTTATCCAAAGAGTGGACAGACTGGAGCGGTTATTAATCGCTGCTGCTGGCATTCTTATCGTTGGCATGGCTGGTGTAATTATGTCCATTATCTTAAAAGGAGTATGACCATGATGAAGAAGAAACCTGCACCTCAAAAGCCCATGCCTTATAAGAAGGGCGGTATGGTATTCAAGCCTTGCGCCAAGTGCCCGAGCCCTGCGAAGTGTAAAGCTGCCGGAAAGTGCATGTTGAAGGCAAAGTAATGTGATCGATCCCCTGACCATTGTCACCGCGTACAAAGCGGCTACTACGGCCATCGAGATGGCCAAAAAAGGTGTGGCTCTATACAAAGAAATCAAGGCAACGGCAGGGGATGTCGGTGATGTTATTAAGGATTTACGGGAACAGTTTCATAAGATTACTGACCCCACTCCTGAACAGAAGAAGCAGTATAACGAGGAGGTTAAACGTGTACAGCAGATTGCAGAAACTCCTCCACATGAGGCACTTGGTTCGATATGGGATCACCTTGGCACATTCGTAGATCAGTACGACATCATGGTCAAGGCGTATGTAGCCAGTGAGATCAGCGCCAAGCAGGTGTACAAAGGCGACATGTCACTGGCTCGAAGGGCACTGGAGAGACTACGATTAAAGTACCAGCTAGATTCAATGCTGGCAGAAGTACGTGAAGAAATGGTGTACAACACCCCGTCAGAACTTGGGGACTTGTGGACACGGTTTGAAAAGATGTGGACGCAGATCGTACAGGAACAGAACGAAGCGATTGCTGAGGAAATGCGGAAAGCACAGGTGGCGCAATGGCGACGGGAAAAGGCACTGGAGGACCTAAAGGCAAAGGCGGTATGGATTGGGGCGATAGTGTTCGTCCTAGCATGGTTCAGCGGCCTCCTAATTCTTATTCGACTGACTCAAGCTTACAAAAGTACCTTTCTGCAGCCATGGTGGTCTTGTGTATTGTGCTTGTAGTACTGATACCAGTAACAGCAATGATGTGGGGCGATCTGAATTACGCGCTTGTACGGGCTGAATATCAGACGGGGAAGATGGAAGCGTTGTATCGGAAACTCTTAGAGGAGAGGAAGCATGAGCGAGCTACTAAACAAACAGGATTGGATGACCACCAAGTGGCGCCCGATGATGGCAATAACCTACATGCTGATTAACATCTGTGATTTCATTCTGTTCCCTGTGATGTTCACGATCGTGCAGTTCTGGGAGACTCAGGCCGCGAACGATGCGTTCCGCCAGTGGCAGCCGCTTTCGCTGCAGGGCGGCGGGTTTATTCATTTGGCTTTCGGTGCCATCCTTGGTATCTCTGCATGGACACGTGGGCAGGAGAAGGTAGAAGCCGCGAAGAAGACGGAGGGCGCAGGTGCCTAATCCTTGGGTAATTGTCGGTATGCTGGTGTTGGTGATCAGCAGCTACTTCTACGGCCACAATCAAGGCGGCAAGGAAATGCTCGCCGCATGGAACGCTGAGAAGGCTGAAGCCAACGCCCAAGCTACCAAAGTGCTGGAGGCTGAACGTGCCAAGGTCGCCGCAAAGGAAAAGGCGCAAGCCGCTAACTTCCGGGTGGCCGAGGCACGGCTCTTACGTGAAACCAAAAAGGTGCAAGATGAGAAAGCTGCTCTTATGTCTGCCGCTCGTACTGACGGCCTGTTCGTCAACCTCGATGCCTCCGCGTGTTCAGACGGTAGTGGCTCCATGCCCGGTGCTACCAGCGGTTCCGGAAACGGTGATGGTCGAACGCGAGCCAGACTTCCTGAACAGGTTGCAGAAAGTCTTATCGGGCTCGCAGCCGACGCCGACGAAGTAGTCGTACAGTTACAAACTTGTCAACAAATCCTGAAAGCTGAAAGGAAAGATGATGCAACTAACTGAGCACTTCACCCTTGAGGAACTGACCGTCAGCGAATCGGCTGCACGTCAGGGTCTGGACAACACGCCTACCGGCGAGGCATTGGAGAACCTGAAGCGGCTGGCTGAGTTTCTGGAAGATGTACGTACCTTGTTGGGTAAGCCCATCAAGATCAACTCGGCCTACCGCGCTCCCGAGGTCAACGCCGCAGTCGGCGGTTCCAAGACCAGCCAGCACTGCCTTGGCTGCGCAGCGGATATTCGGGTAACCGGCATGACCCCAGACGAGGTGGTACGTGCCATTACGGCATCTGACTTGGACTATGACCAGTGCATCCGGGAGTTTGATAGCTGGACGCACGTATCAATTCCCAACAAAGAGGACGCAAAACCCCGTAAAATGGCCTTAATTATTGACAAGCAGGGAACCCGGAGCTTTGCATAAATGGCCGCTGTCAAGATAATCAACTTCCTCGGTACGGCTCCGAAAATATCCCCGGAGCTTCTACCGAACACAGCAGCGCAGGTAGCAAATAACTGCAAGCTGTACTCAGGAGACTTGATCCCATATCCGCAACCTGTGGTGGTAGCAAACACCCAGCGCACGGGCGTGATCAAGACGTTGTTCGCGCTTCGCGATCCTGATACAGACGCGCTGAAATGGTTGTCTTGGCTGACTGATGTGGACATTGCAGTTGCGTCCGCAAACGAAGACGGTGAGCAACGCTTCTACTACACCGGTGACGGTAAGCCCAAGGTCAGTACGTATGAGTTGGCAACAGAGGGTACTCCTCCGTACCCGATCAATTACTACGATCTTGGCTTACCAGTCCCTCCGGATTCGGCGCAGCTAACTACAACGGCTTCGACGTTTACTCAAAAAACGAGCAGCACGATTGCGCGAGACGCCGGTAATATCGTCACGTTGGTGACCTCGGCAGCGCATGGTTTGCGCACGGGTAATACGATTACTGTCTCCGGCTTCGCGTTCCGTACGGGTACTTATAGCCAGTCGGGTACTACAGTCACAGTAACGATTAACGGACATGGGCTATCCAATGGTGCGTCCGTCACACTGGACTTCACATCTGGCACAACAACCGATGGTACGTTCACGATCACGGGCGTCACGACAAATACGTTTACCGTAACGGCGTCTGCGTCTGCGTCCACCAGTGGTAACGTAAGCTGGGATATTCGTGGTTTTAATGCTGTAAACGTAGAGTGCACCGTAGTCAATAGCACGACGCTCACCTACTTCAGCCCCGGACCACAGGTAACTACGACCTCTACGTCTGATGGTAAGGTTGATCTTGGCGGTCTGACCCAAGCGAGATCGTATGTGTTCACGTGGTTCACCCCATGGGACGAGGAGTCGATTGCATCTAAGCCTTCGGAGAACCTGTATATCAAAGAAGGTATAACGGTAACGGTAAGTAATCTCCCAACAGTGAAGCCAACCGGCAATAACTTTGTGCGTGGAGTGCGGCTGTATCGTACGCTGGCGTCTGCGTCCGGTACTGAATACTATCGATTGGCGACTCTTTGGTTCCCAACGGCGCTATCTCGTGTAGAACGTACTACTAACGTATCAAAAGTAACGACGCTGTATCCACACAACTTAGCCGTAGACGACCGCTTTAAAATCAGTGGGTGTACTGACGCGACGTTTGATATTACTGGCGGTATAGTTACTGATGTTATCGACGCCTACACTTTTGAATATTCACAAGCCGCAGCCAACGTAGCAGATACTGCCGTTGCCGCTGGTACGCTGTACCATGACGTATCTGAAGACCCGCCAACGTCTACCGCACGATACTGGGGCGACGGATCATATAACTTTACCGATGATTTTGATTCTCGATCGTTGTTCGACATTCTTGGCTCGGATGAGTACGATGCCCCGCCAGAAAATTTGAAGGGACTGACTTCCGCCCAGAACAACATCTTGGTAGGGTTCGTGGGCAACCAATTGTTTTTCTCTGAACCGGGTGTGCCCCATGCTTGGCCAGCGCGGTACGCAGTAACACTACCCTATGACATCGTCGGCATCGCGGCGATCAGTGGTTCTATGCTGATAACCACCGTATCCTATCCGTATATCATTTCAGGTTCTGATCCGGCTGCGGGCATGTCAGTATCGCGTATTGATGCGCTGTATCCATGCCTGAATGCTAAGAGTATGGTGACGATGGGCTATGGCATTGTGTACTCTACACACGATGGACTTGCGGTATTCTCACCCGGCAGTGGTCCGACAATTATTACCAAACTGCTGTACAACAACGATACATGGGAGACTGCAGTTGATCCCGCTACAGTCGTCGCGGAGTATTACGGGGATAGCTACGTAGCGTCTCACTCCGGCGGTGGACTGGTGTTTGACCGGGATGAAAAGGTTGGCGGATTTTTTGTAGACACAGACTACACATTCACTGCGTCTTGGTACGATGCTATCGCTGGCAAGCTGTACTACGTCTTTGGTGAGAACGGCGACATCTACGAGTGGAATGATCTAGCCCAACCGATGGTTACGCAGACATGGAAGTCTAAGGTGATCAATACCAAAGATATGATCAACCTTGGGGCTGCGCGGATCATTGCCGACTATGGGGATACGACTTCCGTGTGGGACGAAACAACCACGCAGTGGCAAACCACTACGGATACATGGGACGCTCCCGATGCGATTACGTTCAAACTATGGGTAGACAAGGAACTGATCTACACCACTGTTGTGAACGACGATAATACGTTCCGTATGCCCACCGGCTATCGGTCTGATACGTTTGAGATAGAGGTAAGCGGCAATATCCGAGTACGGGCGGTACATCTTGGGGAGACTCCGCTAAGTCTCAGGGAGGCATAATGGCACGGTTTACCGCAATCCCTAACATACCGCAGACAGGACTTACCGATTGGCAGTTCAATACGTTGAACGCTATGAAGGAAAACCTAGAACTGCTGACAGGGGCGCGTAACGAAAAGGACAGCAGTAGCCGCGCATTGACAAAATCAACAGTCACCGTGGCACCTGCTCCGACGCAAACTATGCAACGTGTAACTGCTGAAGGCGCTGGGTTCACTATCAGCAATGTAAATGTCCCGTCGTTGGCTGATTATGAGAAGCTGCTAATTAACGTACAGCAACTTGCCAATGATGTTGCCTCGTTACGTAACACCGTCAACACTTTGATCCAACAACTTAAGGCTTGAGGTCTATCATGAACGATCAATTCACCACCACTTCTATGGACCTGCCGCCCGCGCTGGCCAGCATTATGAACATGGGCTCCCAGCCTATACCGTCTACCCAGATGAACCCGAACTTCGGATTGTCTGGGGCTATGGGCGGCGGCCAGTCATTTATCCCTCAATACGAGCAGGGCGGTATGATTGGCCCCGGTGGTATGCCCCAGCCAACAGGCGTTGGAGTGCAGGAGGGCGGGATGCCTCAAGGTGGTATGAGTCCGCAGATGATCGAGATGCAGGTGAACCAGTTCGCCGCGCAGAATCCACAACAAGTACAGCAAATTTCTCAGGCTGTTCTTCAGGCCATGCAGAGTGGCGAGATCACGATGGACGAGATCAATATGGCCGAGCAGTTGGCCAAGGTAGCTATCCAGAACCCTGAGATGTACCCGTACATCCGAAACTTCCTGATCCAGCAGGGTGTCGCTACCGAAGAAACTATGTCCCCACAGTTCGACGCAGGATTGCTGTTTATTGTCCTATTAGCAATACGATCTGTTCGGCAGGGCACAGCCCAGACTGCCACCGGTGGTGTGCCAATGGGTATGCAGGGTAACCCGCCAATCCCCTCGATGGCAAAAGGCGGTCCGGTACCGCAGTCAAAAAAAGATGACGGGGGTGTACTGATTAACGCACATGAGGGAGAATACGTCATCCCGAAGAACGTCGTGCAGATGAAGGGCAGGGAGTTCTTCGATAACCTCGTGGAGAAATACAAGGAAAGCTGATGACCCAGACACCCGGCGCAGACCCGATACCGCTGAACGAGTACGAACCTCTACTACTAAGTACTCCAGAACACTTTGAGAAATACTGGTCGGCGGCAAGACCTTTGATCGAGAAGTGTGTGCGTAGGGCGATGCACGGGGAGATAACGGTAGACGACATCAGAATACTTGCACAGCAACAGCAGTTCTATATTTTTGTTGTGAAGTGCGACAAGACGATCGTACCCAGTGTGAAACTGGTGGTGGTGTTAGACATCGTGGATTACCCAAGGTTAGCGGCATTGAATGTAATGGCACTAGCCGGGTCTGATCTGGATTACTTCTATAGGAAGTACTGGAAGAAACTATGTGGATGGGCTTACATGAATGGAGTGCGAGTGATGGAGGGATGGGTCGCACCCGGCATGGAGCGTGTCATATCGAGATACAACTTCAAACGTGCATACATGTTGATGCGCTATGATCTGACGGAGGACTAAATGTCTATCACCACTCGCGCTCCATACGGGGCAGAACTTGACTATATGCCAGCAGAGGCGTTCAAGTTAAACCCTATTGCACGGGCATTTGGCCAACAACCTGATTTGTACGGCGGTGGTAAGAAGGGCGGTGGCGGTAAAGGCACTGTCGGTAAAATCCTCACTGTAGCTACTATGGTGGCAGTCCCTCACGTTGGGGCGGCGGTCGCATCATCAATTGGGGCGTCCTCTGCACTTGCAGTCACCGCGACACAGGCAGCCGTTGGCGCCGCAATGGGCGGCCTATCTGCGTACGCAACCGGAGGTAATGTCAGACAGGGTGCATTGATGGGCGGTGTACTTGGAGGTATCAGTGGATACAACGCAGTGCCCTCTGCACCTAATACATCAACAATCACGGGCCAAGCTGGTGCAGCCGGTTACGGAGGCGGTGGTTATGGCACGATCCCAGCGGGTGGTGTATCGCCCATTGCAGCCGCACCAGCGGCAGGACTTACTGCAGCACCTGAAACTATTGGGCAAACCTATGGCGGCCTTGGTGCCCAGCCCGTTGGTCTTGCAGATGCTGGTGTGATGTCGACGTTCACAAACGCGCCCGTTCAGACATTTGCGAACGTCGCCCCCGGCCAGATTGGGCAATCATATGGAACGATAGCTACTGCACCCGCAGCTACACCGACAACTGCTGCACTGACTGCTGATCAGATTGGTGCGTCATATGCGTCAATGGCTCCGGGTGCAGCAACTGCACCAATCACTACAACTGCAGCCGCACCCGCTGTTGGTACAGGCGCAGGTACAGGGGTAGGTACAGAGTCTACCGGCTTTATTAAAGCCCTCAAGGACGTCCCCGGTAAAATTGCTGAACGATTCTCCAACTCTGAAAAACTTGCCGACATGACGCTGAAAGCCGCCGGATTATTGGCGGGCTCGTACATCATGCAGCCGGAGATACCGCAAGGCGAGCAAGACATGCTTAACGCACAGGTAGCAGAACTCCAGAAACTCCGTGATTCAAATGAAGCACTGTTTAAGCAGCGTCTTGAACAAGCACAGTCGCTTATCGGTGAGTCCAAGTACTTCGACCCAGAGTACTTCGGCCTACAACGTGCACGTCGTGCACAGCTTTCCGCTGGTCGCGCTAAACGCGCAGGTCTGCGCGGTCTGACTGGGGCAGCGCGTGAAGCTGAAGCGCGTCGTTTTGATCTGGCTGCTGGCCGTGATGTAGGCACTGCCTACGATGTGGGTTATGGTCAAGGCATTTCTGGTCGTCTACAGACCCAACAGGCGGGTCTGGCTGCGATGCCAGCAGCGTACCCCGGTTCTGCGTTTGATGCAGGTTCTTCACTTATGACGCAGTATGCTTCGGCTACCAACCGTGCACGGACGCAGTCTGAGCGTGAGCGACAAGCCGCCGGTAGCTTATTCGGAATGATCTAAGGGAGCCCATCATGGCTGTGTCTTTAGGAAGTCTTCTCGCCGGTGCCGGAGATATCGGCAAGGCCATGTACGAGCAGCAAAATACAATGCGGCAGTACGAGCGCGACAAAATTGCGCTGGACGAATTACGCCGTAGTGAAGCACTGCGCCGTGAGATGCTGAACGCCCCCATGCCGACACAGGTACCGGCGTTTGACTTTGGCGCTGGTGTACCGATGGAGAACATCGCTCCACCTCCTGCTGCTCCGGGCGCTCCTGCCCCTACACCAGCGGTATCAGATGGCTTTACTGCACTCGACCCCAACAGTCCACAAGCTCGTGCGCTGTACCAGCAGCGGTTTGAGCGGCTACGCGCCGAGCAGTCCAAAGCTGCAGGTGTGCCGTTGGCTGTTGAAGGTGCACCGAGTCGCGCCGGTATTACTCCTGCTCCGGGCGTCACACAGGTCAATCCAGAAGGTTCGCGCTTTACCCAGTGGTATCAAGGTAACACCGCACAGAACCAAGTAACAGCACAACGCCAGAACATCCAGATGTCATTGGTTACTGGTGAGTATGGCGGTCCCGGCTCTGCCCCGATCCGAAACATCTATGGTTTCTTCGCTGATGATCCCAATACGGCCAAGGCTCGTGAACGTGCAGGGCTTGCTGCTGATTGGTATGGTTCGGATACAGCGGACAAGTACTTCCAGCAGAATCCCAACATGCTGGCGGAAGCACAGAAAGACCCAGTCGGTTTCTATGAGAAGGTATCTAAAGGTCAGAAGGCACTGAAGACCGCAGTGGAACCTCAGCCGCTACCTGCCACCAAGAAAGCACTGAAGTACGACCAGACAAAGACCGAGTATGATGATCTGATCATGCAGAGCGCCCAGCAGTACGGTGTCGATCCTGTGATCTTCAAGCGCCTGATCGGTAGTGAGTCATCGTTTCAAGCTGACCCAACTGCGAACCGTAAGACTGCGCGGGGTATTGCCCAGATTCATGTCAACAACATCAAAGCTGGCATGATCAGTCTGCAGGACTCGCTGAATCCGCAAGTAGCTATCCCCTTTGCAGCACAGTTGTTCTCCCGCTATCTGCAGGAGTCCGGCGGTAGTTATGAACAAGCCCTGCAAAAATACAAAGGCGCAGTGTCGATGCGCGGTAAGCAGTCAATGTCTGGTGTGATCAACGATATTCTGTCTGGTACACAAACCCCTGCTGCACCTGTGGCACCACTGGGGGCAAACCAAGTAGCCGCAACAACCGACATCCAGAACCCATTCATATCTTCTGCACAGGCCGCAACCCCTGCACCTGCTGCACCTGCTGCACCGGCAGCCGCGCCTACTCGTCAAGCTCAGGCTGATGCTTCATCGTTCTATCTAGCCAACCCGCAGTCAATCCCGATGGATATGCAACGCGCCAACCAGATGCGGGATGAGATGGCACGACTGGCCACGATGTACCAACGATCTGGTATGGGCGCTCAATATATGGAAGCCCGTATGAAGGTACTTGAGTTGGACAACAACATGACCTATCTGCAGGGTATGCAGGGGCTCCAAGAATTCTCTCTTGCCAACGACCCTCGTCGCCTTGCTGCTGTATGGAGCCAGTACGCTGGTGTGCCGGTGGGTATTCAGCCGCGTAGCGATGGTACGTTCAACATCATCGTCAACGGTAAGAAGACTAAAGAAGGTATCAGTGCTTCTGACATCTCAGACGCTGCCCGCTCCGCATTCGACCAGACTTATCGCCAGCAGAAAGCTGAGACGGCTAAGACTATGGGCATCGAAAGCTTCAAGAAGCAACTCGACGCACAGGTGGAAGCTGTCAAGCAGAACGCTCAGATGATCCGCGAAGCCACGGTCGAAGCTATCAAGGGTCGCAACAAGGTCATGGAGGTTCGCCTTGGCCGCGAGGACTTCGAGATCAAACCGATCGGAGATGGCACTGCTCGTGCATGGGTATCCAACAAGGCTGGCACTGCGCTTGGTATGATCGATGCCAACACCGGGCAGTTCGTAGAGATGGACGGTTTGAAGATTCCCAAGCCGCCGACTTACACAGGAGTTCGTGGCGCTCCCGCTGGCGTATCCGGAAACGTGAGGTAACAACATGGCACAGGCTGGACTGTCGTTCGCTAACCCGTTCATGGAAAAGACGAGTGTTGGCGAACCTGCTAACCCCTATGCACCGTTCAGTCCTACATCATCCATCGGGATGGGTGGGCTCGGTCCTTCACTCGCTGACATGGCCGTCACCGGCCAGCAACTTATAAAGCAAAGTCAGTTCACTCTCCCTGAGTTCACCCGCCCACCCGCTGGCGCATCGATCGCATTTAGCCCGGCTGAGAAGAAAGTCTTTGTCAACGGGCTGACGTTCGACGTAGATGATGCAACCTCCGCGCTGCAGTCTGAATCCTATATGCGTGGTCCCGGCACGGGACTCCCCAAAGGGGGCGACTGGGTTCCACTGGATGAAGGCACCTATGCACAGTATCTCGACGCCATTCGTAACCCTACTCTGGGACGCCTCGCAAGTAAGAATTTCGGGCGCGGTGTTGATGTTATGCAGTCTCTGGCTGGCCGGGCGCTGCAACTGGCGGGTGCTGAGGGACTGGGCGGTCGTATTGTCGCCGCGCAAGAGGCTGATCTGCGTAAGACAGCGCCTTATGAACGCCAGTTCACGGATATTGAATCGGGTCGCGGCGCTGTTGAGTGGCTGGTGGCTAACTTCGCACAGCAAGGACCCAACCTTATTGAATCTGTTGCGACTGCTGGACTGGGTTTCTTGGCTGGTACTGCTGTTGGCGGTCCTGCCGCTGGTGTGTCTGCTGCTTTCTCTGGCCTTCTAGGTAAGTCCGCATGGAAGGAATCCGTCAAAGCTGCACTGAAGAAGCAAGCCGCTGGTGAAGCACTGGACGCTGCAGAATCCAAGCTGATCAGGGAAGCCGCCGGTATCGCTGGCGCTGTTGCTACGTCCTACGCACAGAATCTGGCCACGGGTGCCGCCGACATCTACGGTGAGTTGCGTGACCAAGGCGCTGATGCTGGTGATGTGGATGCTCGACTGAAGGCACTGGCAGGTTCCGTCCCGTACGCCGTCCTTGAGACACTGCCTGAATACCTGCTGGCCGGTCGTATCTTCAGCGGTATGGGTGCTCCACGGGCTATGGCTCCGGGCGCTTCGTTGGGTCGTCGTGGTGCTGAGTTGCTGCGCCGTGGCGCAGTCGGTGGTGTTGTCGGTGGTACGGCTGAAGGTGCCACGGAAGCTGGTCAGGAAGCTCTGTTGCTGGGTATATCTGGCCAAGACCTGTCCTCTCCTGAAGCCGTCAACCGGCTGATCAACTCGTTCGCTGCGGGCTTCGGCGTTGGTGGTCCGATCGGCGCTGTGGCCAACCTGAAGGGTAAAGCTCCAGCCAACCTGTTGAACCCCGGCCAGACAACCGACCCGTCTCCTGAGCAACAGAATCCCCCGCCCGGTGGTCCGCTTGCCCCTGTGGCACCTGCGTCCCCGTTCGGCTTTACACAGCCCATGCCGCCCGCTCCGGGTGCTCCTGCTGCTCTCCCCGGTGGTGCTCCTGCTGCGCCCGCACTTGGCGCTCCTGTGACTGCTCTGCCTGCTGATCAGGCCATTATGGTGACTGGACAGGAACCGCTCCCGTCGGGTCCCGGCACTCAGGGTGTGCTGAATATCTTTGGACCTGAAGGTGTGTCGGCACAGGAGTTGGCAACCCGTATGCAGCCCCCGGCTGCTCCTGCTCCCCAGCCCGCAGCACCTGCTGCACCTACTCCGCAGCCCGGCCAAATGGCATTGCAGTTTGCCCCACCGGTACCGGGCGCAGAAGCTCCGTTCAATCCGCAGATGGCCAATCAGATGCAGGCCATCCAGCAACGCATTCAGCGGCAGCGTGAGTTCGAGATGGCTCAGGCACAGGCGGCTGCCCAGCAGCAAGCTCAGATGGATCAGATCGCACGACAGAGCCAGAACGCCCGTGATCTATACATCCTGCAGCAACAACAGGCGGCAGCCGCTGTACAGCCGTCCCCGCAACAACTTCCAAGAGTTCCTGCTACCCCGGCGGAGCCTGTGCAGTTACCGTTGTTCACACCCAAGCAAGCCCCACGTCCGTCACGTGGCGAGGGTCTGCGTAAAGGTGGCCGCGCAGCGGCGCTTCCTCCGACTGGTGTACCGGCTGTACAACCACGTGTTGACCTGCGTCGTTCGCCACAACTTCCGCTGTTTACACAGGAAGGCCAGCCGTCGTTGGCAGCACTGCGAGCCGCAGGTGTGAAGGGCAAACTTCCAAAACCTACACTGGAGAAGGGTGCCAAGCAGATCAAGCCAACAGGCAAGGCTGTAACACCTGCCACGGTTGAGAAGGCCAAGGCAGATCGACTGGCTGCTATCAAGGCAGCTTCTGAGAAACTCAAAGCGAAGGGGAAAGAAGATGCCGCTCAAAAAGGGAAGCAGCAACAAGGTGGTGTCAGCCAACGTCAAGAAGATAATGGACGAGTACAAGGCGGGCGGCAAGCTGGGGAACAGCCCAAGGCCGAAGTCCAAAAAGGCGGCGCTGAAACAGGCCGTCGCGGCGAGCCTCTCAAGCGCGGGGCGCAGCAAGAAACCTTAACCGACAGGTTAAAAGCTCGTATTGCTAAAGGCGCTTTCGGGGGACCGACCCCAAAAAAAGTCGGGGCGGCGGTAGCCGCCGTTGAGGTCGAAGCTCTCCCACCGGCTGAAGCGTGGGAAGACATGAAGCCTGAAGGTGCACCAGCATACAACGCCCTGACACGCGCTGCCCAGCAGGAATGGGCGGGCGCACCTGCTCGTACTATGGCTTTGGCAGAGAAGCTGGCTGCTGGCGAGACAACGATCGAGGAGCGCGAGCCGACTGCCGCTGAGATACTTGCTGAGGAAATCCAAGCTGCTGAGGAAGCCACCGACATCCGGACATTCCGCGATGCTATCCAGACGGTGATGGAGTATGCGTTCTTCACCAACGAAGAAACCAACACCAAGAAACTCGTAGCCCAAGCACAAGCGTTCCTCGATAACACCCAGTTCTCACTGGAACAGATGGGCGCAATGGATCAGGCGTTCTTGGATGCTGCGCAGTATCGACTCACGCTGGATGCAACCTACACCCGTGGCGGTAAGAAAGACCAGCCCAAGCCGTGGTTTTCCTACGCGCTGGCACGTAACCTGCTGCCCAGTATCAAAGCCAAACTGATCAACCTGCCCGCTGTTTACAAGGCCGCTGCTCCCGCTGGCGAGAAGACGATGAAAGCTGGTGCGCCTAGCACAGCCAGCCGCATTACGAGCACACCACAGGAGTTGCTTGGTGAACTGATCAGTGATCTGATCACGCAGATTCGTGAAGTGTCCAACCTGAACGCGCCGATGAAGTTCCGTGGCGAGACGTATACCAACCTTGTTGATCTGGCCAAGCAGTTGTATGCCAAGGTGGACGCGGCTGGGAAAAACTTCATCGTTCGTGGGTATAAACTCAGTGAGTACTTCAAGGCTGACGGCACACCCAAGACACTGAAGTCCGGTGGTCGCGTCATCATTACCAATAAGGAACTGACTGCCGAACAGCAAGCCGAGTTGGAAAAGCAACAACGCGCCGAGAAGAAAGCAATGGCCGCCGAGCGCCGTGCCGCAGCACAGGAAGAATTCAACCGCACTGTGTCGCCCGAGGAAGATGCTTGGGACAATGACGATGGCCGCTTCTACCGTGATGATGGCAGCCCGATCAACACAACGGTGCCCATCGGTCGTGTCAAGATTCTGGTCAACAGCTTCCTGTCCAAGCTGCGCATGAAGCCAACCGTTGGTGTGTACGCCAATGTCGAAGACCTGCGCCGCCGCAACCCCAAGCTGTACGAACAGGCAGCCGCTGCTCGTGGTAATGGTGACTTCGGTACTGTCAAGGCTGCTGGCTATTCGTTCGGTAAAAACGTCCTGATCTTCACCGACTTCATCCGTACTGAACAACAACTGAAGTTCATCCTTGCCCACGAAACACTGGGTCACTTTGGATTCAGGGGCATCATGCCAGCAGCACAACTGGACAAGGTGCTGAACCGTATCTACGAGGTTGACCCAGATGTCCGCGCCGGTGTGGACGCAATGATGCAAAGCCGTGGCCTTCCGAAGTCAGAGGCCATCGAAGAATATTTGGCAGACAACGCCGCTGATCTGGATGTGTCCATCGTGACCCGCATCTGGAATGCACTGAAGAACTTCCTGAACAAGCTGGGCATCACGTTCCAAGACGACGAGGCTCGGTACTTCATCAACCAAGCTCGCAAGTATGTGCGCCGTGGTGACACTGGTAACTACGTCAACGCCCGTACGCTTGTGGAGGATATGGAGCAACTCGATGCGGACAGAAATGATGGCCGTTACGCTACTGCTCCTATTGGTGATCTGGCTTCACGTGCATTTACTGCTGGCGCTCTGAACCGTAGGCACGGTGGTACAGGTGGACTGGCTGGCGCAGCACAGGCATTTGTTGATGGGGTATTCGGTGCCCGGCGTAATGTGCCCGGCAAGGTTGCCTCCATCCTTGAACAGATACAGACACTGGACAATAAGGCACGTCGTAGCTACGGCCTGAACCAGATATATCGGATGCTGGAAAAGCAACAGCAGTTCTCCCGCGCATTGCTGTCGAAGTACCAACGCATGACTCAGTTCACCCACTCGCCTGATCTGTTTGGTCTGGGTAAAGGTGTGACAGAAGCTCAGAAAGAATCTGCTGGTGAGTTGCTGGCTCGTGCCGCCTTGCTCCGTGCGGCTGCTGCGACGGATGAAGCAATCAAGTCGTATGACTCTCTGGTATCTGTTGACGACATGGGTAATGTCACGGTCAATCCACTGGTGCGTCAGCAGATCGAGCAAGCAGGTTTTGTTACCGCCGAGGAGTTCCGCAAGGGCTTTGACGTCGAGTACTCCAACGGTGAGAAGGTGCGCTTCCAGTTCGACGTGGACGAGAACAGCCCTGAGTGGAAGGTGTATCTGGAAACCCGTGATACGGTCAACGAAGCTGCCATCGATCTGATGCTGGCTAACTACGAAGCTGCACAGGCCGAGGGCAAACGGGTTGTTGGTGATCTGAACAACCAGCGCACTACCACCAACAAGTTTACGAACGATGATCTGGATGCTATCCGGCGTGCAGCGGAACTGTATAAGAACAAGCGGTACCAAGGTAGTGACGTGGCAAGTGCTGGTGTAGAGGTAAAGAAAGCGGCTGCCAAGGATTCGGAGGAGTTCATCATTGCGTTCGGTCGTGCGCTGTTCAACGATGATGTGTACAAGGTGTGGGTGAAAGACCCGACCGCCAGCGCAGAGATTGCCAAGGACTTTGAGAAGTTCATGGCTGCTGAGTACGACGATCTCCGCGCTGCCCTGCCAAGTCTGCGCTCCAAGATTCGCAACGAGAACGACTCGTTCGCTGTACAGAAGGCAGTGCGCGATCTATTCATGTTCGACCTGCAGTCCAAGAACGCAGACTATTACGCCAAGCGTACTATCCTTGGCTCGTATGTACCGTTCGTACGCCGTGGTACTGAGCAGGTTCGATTGGTGGCAGTGGATGCAAACGGCAACACGGTTAAGCTGGACGAGAATATCCGCAGCACCCTGCCGTACTTCCACACTGACACCCGTTCCGAAGCAGAGGCTATCGCGGCTGATCTGGAGAAAGAGTTCGGTGACCAAGAGTTCACTATGCTGGACGATACCGGCGCAGAGGTTAAGGTACGCTTGATCACTGAGGTGTCGAAGAACCGACAGTCGCCTGACCTGACTGAAGCCGTGAACTTTAACGAGTTCGTGTACGTACTGAACAGGCTCAACGCCAACATTGCTCCGGACGTACGCGAGAAGATCATCACGACACTGACCAACCAGAACAGTCGTGCTCGTCGTAACCTGCAGCGTTCCGGTACCGAGGGATGGGATAAGGATGTGATCCGCTCTGTGTCCGAGCACCTTGAGACATCTGCCCACGTAGCAGCCAAGAAACTCTATCGCCATCGACTGGACGATGTGCTGCTGGATAACCGCAACTGGCTGGGCGATGATCAGAAACTGAAAGACCTGAAGGATGCTGTAGCCAACGCGCAGACTGACGGTGAGCGGGCACGTGCGCAACGTGCCTACGATGAGTATGCGTACATGTACAGATACATGGCTGGTAGCACCGGCAAGCGTACTGTCACGATCGATGGCGAAGAAGTACCCACGCTGGGTCGTGGCGAAGATTATCGGGAAGAAGCCAAGCAGGTGCTGCGCTGGTACAGTGAGGCCACCAATATCACCGACTCCACTGAGGATATGCTCTCGGGTGAGGCTGGCTCTGCACTGAAACTGGCAACCGTCCTGATGCAACTCGGTGGCTCCGTGGCTACAGCGGTGATCAACTTGGCTTCGATGGCTACCCACAGTCTGCCGTACCTGTCCTACTACAACTCCAAGCGTGGCTTCGGTGGTGGATACGGTGAGTCCAAGGCTGCGTCTGCTCTGTTCCAAGCGGCTCGTGATGTGAAGAACCGCAACCTGTCCGAAGCTGCGTTCCTGAACGACATACTGCGTGAAGGTACGTACGACAGGTACAACCTGACAGAAGATGAAGCACAGTTCCTGTTCCAGCAGACTGAGGAAGGCACACTGCAAGCAGCCCAGTTCAACGCACTGGTGGGTACCGCTCGTGGCAAGGTGTTCAACAACAAGGCTCAGGCTGCGATCAAGCTCTGGATGGAGATGTTCTCCTACACGGAACAGTTCAACCGCCGCGTAACCGCTCTGGCTGCGTACCGCTTGGAGAAGGAACGTGCACTGGCGCAGGGTCTGACCGAGGAGCAAGCCATCCGTGCTGCTACCGAAGCTGCTCGCACTGCCGTCAATACTGCTCAGGGTGAGTATGCGATGTTCAACCGCCCTGAGATGGCTCGCGGTAACGTACTGCAATACGTGTTCATGTACAAACAGTTCGTGATCGTTACAGTCCAGTTGATGCGCAGCTTGCCGGTCAAGGGTCAACTGATGATGCTGGGCTTCCTGCTGCTGACTTCTGGTCTGAAGGGTCTGCCGTTTGCAGAAGATATATTCGACATCGTTGACACCATAGCTCAAAAGCTGGGCTTGAAGATGGCCAGTGTGGAGAAGGAAATCACTGAGTGGGTTGACAGCGTGGCTCCGGGTATGACCCCGTATCTGATGCGTGGTGTACTCGACCGGATGACTGGTGCCACGATGTCTACCCGTCTGGGTATGGGTGATTTGGTGCCACTGACTGGTGCGTTCCGCGCTGGTGCTGACCCGGCTCGTGAAGTGTCTGACTTCGCTGGCCCTGTGTTCTCTGGTATCTCTGGTCTGGTAGGTATGGCTGGCAGCCTCGGTAAGTACGGTGCGGAAGTGATCGGTCTGCGGGATGATGTGACTACCATCAACGGTATCCTGCGTGACTCTCCGGTTGCGGCTCTACGTGCGATGGGTGACAGCTACGCTTACCTGAACAGCGGAATGATTACCAACGCTCAGGGACAAGTTGTACAGCGTGAAGCACCCTACCACGTGATCCTTGCCCGACTGCTGGGCTTCTATCCGGCCATTGCTTCTGAGCAGAACGACATCGTGCGGCTGTCCAAGTACGTCGGTGACTATGCCAAGGCGATCAAGGCTGAGTATGTCAGTGCGTACGTCAAGGCAACACTGTCGGGTGATCGTGAACGTGCACGGGAGATTGCAGCCGCAGTGCAGGAGTGGAACCAAGGTGCTGAGGGTACGGGGCTTACTATCCGTACGTTTGAGAAAGATGCTGCACGTGCAGCCTTGGAAGCCGGTCGGCCTACAGCACTCAGGTATCTCCGTTCAGCACCCAAGCAGATGCGTCCGGAGACAATCGAGTTGCTGCAAGCCTATGGCCTGTACGACGAGATCAGGTAACTGCTTTCAACTGACCAATCGTCAGGTTGTCTATCGCGTCATCGGCGTCATTCAGCATCCCAATGGTTTGTGGGTTGTTGAGATTGATACCGATGACGTATGACTGACCCAGCTTGATCGGGGTGTCCTTACCAAGATACGCCTTGCCAGACTTCGGTGTGACGTTCAGTCCCTGCTCATCCAGTTCGTTCATGAAGGTCTTGTAGTCTGCGCCACGGGTGGATAGCCAGCGTCGGAAGTGCGTCTTGTCCAGTAACACCGTACCAGCAGACACTGTGCCGCCCATATCCTTGCGGTAGAAATCGAACCGGGCTCGTATCTCTCCACGTGGTACACGGTTGTAATCCATCGTGGGTTTGTTGGTGCCGTTGTGGTACACCTGTACCTGTGCGTCGGCAATCTCGTTTAAGTACTCAGTCAGCAGATCAAACGCATCCACCCTGTACTCAGCCACTGTCCTGCGGATAGCACCAATCTGTGCCAGTACCCACTCGGTACCGTTGTGGTTATCGAACTTGATCAGACCCCAGTCTTTCGCCAGCTTGCCAGCCAGATCAGCCAGCACAATACCCTGCTCCCAGTAACGCTCGGCACCGCCGAAGTCTGCCTTGTATCTAGCGTGGAATGTGGATGATGCTTCTGCAATGGCAGCTTTCACACCGTCAGGACCCAGTTCCATCAGCTTGGATATGAACGCCCTGCCGATGTGTCCATAGTTTGTTGTCAGGAATTCGTAAATCTTTTTGCCTGCTTCTGTGCTGCGGGTAAACATCGGTAGGACAGGTACGCTAACCTCCAGTATCCGCGCCATCTGTGCGTCTGTGTCCATACCGGATGCGATCAGCTTAGAGTTCATCGACTTGTTGGTAGACACCACCACTGGCATTGCCCATGTCTTGGACTCGCGCTCCTCGGCTGATCGTGTCAGTCGTGCCTTGTCTCGCCCTTGGCTCACCCAGTATGCGAAGTCACCGACCTCTTTATCGTCCATCATTGTGGCTTCATCGATGGTCATTGGCATGTGGCAGTACATACCCATCCGGGAGAACAGTGTGTTCTGTGTGTACTTGGCAGCGAAGTGCAGCTTGTCTGGGTTGCCGTACAGCGACTGTATCCACAACTGTGCCAGTGTCTTACCACCACCTGTGGGACCGTACAGCGATATGGTCAGCCCCTTCAGTCCTGTGAACGCATACAGCGGAGCAGATAGACCAACGCATAGCGCAAACATGTGCGCTCTCATGTCGGCCTTCTCCAGCAGCGCAGTGAAGTTTGTCCATGCGTCAGCACTGCCGGAGCATCCGTACATATCCTGCCCAAGTCTCTGACTGGTGGATGCCAGCGCAACTTCTTCCTCAGCAATAGTCCCGTCTGGTTGCTTGCGCAGTATCGTGTCACCGATAACAAACTGGGAGTAGTTCTCTTTCCACCCGAACGTGGCGTACAGATTCGTCATTGCCCGTCTCTGCCGCAGTTCATCCATGTATGCTCGTAACATATATTGGAAGTATTGAGTCTGTGATTTGTTGTAAAGGACAATGCCTTGGTCAGCGATTGCCAGCGTGAAGTCTTTATCCTTGGCATCGGTCAGCAATCCCTGCCGCATCGACAACTCTTGCCAGCCTACATGCGGACGGTTCCAGTGGTAGCGCACTGTCTCGTATCCGAGTGACTCATCCCTGCCGTACGACACTGGGTATATATCAAACCGGCAGACATCAATGTCTGTGTCGTCCAACGTCACCTTGATACCAGTGGCCGTACGCTTATATGGTTTGGGTAGCGGTATCTCTAAGGCAATCGGGTCGAGCACCTCAGTGGTTTGTGCAACCTCTTGAAACTGTGCGCCCAGCCTGATGGGGGAACCGATCTTACCCATGTACGGACACTTGTCGCATCCACTGGGGCGGTCGGCTTTGAACTTGTCGCATCGTGTCGGACCACTGGCAGACTGCTTCCAATGGTGCATTTTCCTCAGTGTGCTGTTCGGGTCGAACGTCGGATGGTTCTCGCTCCATGCAATCGCAGTAGCGTCAGCGTCTTGGCAGAACGCAGCCACACCGATCACGTTGTACCAGAACGGCTCCAGCACCTCATGCTGGTTCTCTACCGCCCACTTAATCTGCTTACACTTGGTAGCGATGATGGCCGCATTACCCGGTGGGAAGTCCTGCTGTACTGCCAGTGCTTGTGCCAACGCACTCACAGGCTTTGTGCTATGGCTCACTGATTGAGCTACCGGCACATTGGAAACGTACGGTGCAAGTACTACAAACATGGCATTCAGATCAACCGGCTGGGCATCTACCAACAGCTTGACCTCATTACCATTCTTGGGATTGTGTGTACCAATGGGGCGCAGCACCAGTGCATTGTTGGCTGTCAGCCCTGCGTCAACGTCGAACTTTCTGGCTGCTGTTGCTGCCTTCAGTGCGAGTGCCAGCGGCTTCCACCGCGCAGGTTCAAGCGCCTCGGTCAACACCCAGTACACATGCAGACCGTTACCTGAGTGGACGATCATGGGTTTAGGCAGTCCCATCTCTGAGATAAACTTACCCAATGCAAGCAGCCCTGCTTTCCAGTCGGGGAATGGTTTGTTCTCTCCGCAGTCAACGTCTAGCGCCAGTACTTTTGTCAGGCGTACGTTCTCCTGCTTCCTGCTGCCCTTATCCACGAACGTGGATATTCCGAAATATGTGTTGCTTCCGCGCTGATCAAGCGCCAGTACTGCTTTCGATAGGTCTTCCACCGAGGAAAAGAATCCCTGCTTTGGCGCACCGTCAATTGTGATCGCCGCATAGAATCCTTCCGATGGTAAGACCCGCTGAAGAAAACTCAACGTGTCCATTGCGCCCCTGCAAGCGGGGGAATTTCACCCCCGCAGATTCATTTGGTTTCGTTTAACAACTCGATGAGTCGGTCTTTGCGTTCCTTCTGTGATGATGCAATCACTTCAGGCATCGGCCATCCATGTTGCGTCATCACATTCAGTAACTTGCGAAGCATATTCTTGACTGACTCCTCATTGGATTTGCGAATCGTCTTGCCTTTCACCCATCCATAATAAGTCATTCGAGACACTCCTAACAACTCGGACATATCCTGAGTTGTCAGAAGCATATGCTTGCGTAAAGCCTCGACTCGTGTAAAGTCAAAAGGCTTAGGCATCATCGGCGTTTACCTCCCCGACAAGTGCAGCGATCTCGTCAGCCAGTGACGACGCATCTGCCGCCGCAGCCGGTGCCGGAGCAGCAGCCTTGGGTTTGGTAGCAGGTGCGGTAGCCGCCGCTTTGGGAGCGCCAAAGCCACGTTTTGGAGCAGGAGCAGGTTCCGGTGCAGGGGCAGGTGCAGGTTCCGGTGCTGCTTGGACTACGGGCTTCGGCGCAACTGGAGCAGGTGCAGCAAGCTGCTGCGTCTGCGGAACTTGTTGTACACGTGGTGTCTCACCAGTGATCTCTTTGACTTGCGACGAACCGAACAAACTATCAACGGCTTGTTGAACGTCAGCTTCGAGGAAACCACCGAGGCCGAACTGTAGTTTGGGGAACGACGCATTGGTATCGAATGATACACGAGTCTTGACGATCTCTGGCGGGATGCCACGATGCGACAACTCTTTCTGATACTGGTTCAGGCCAGTCAGCGCCGCCGGAGTAACCTCCAGCAGATACACAGGACCTTCAGGGTCATCGGCGCTCACCACAGCCAGACGTTTCTTGTCAGCACAGGCTTTGATCTGCTTGCCCTGCGGAGTGATCTTGGAACCCCAAGCATTCTGCGGGCATGAAGCACACAGATCGTTCTGCGGTGCAGTAGATTGTGGGTCGGGGCCAATGCCGTCCAGCGAGAAGCAATCTGGTGCAGTCGGCTCTGCGTCAGGCTTCCACTCTTTGGCGTACCAAGTCTTCGATACACGTGGGTTAGCGCCGACGATCACAACGTCCAGTGCAAGTGTGTCAAGTACAGTCTCGGTGTCGCCTTCAAGGATGCGGAAACGTGCGCCCTTGATCGAGATGCGTGGGTACATCTCACCACCACTACCCAAGCCACCGGCCAATGATTGTGCCAGTGCAGATGGTGTGCCGATACGTCCTGCCAGATGTGCAGGTACTTGGATGTTTGCTGGAATAAGTGCTGTGCTCATGTGTTTACTCTCCTGTTAATAATGAGTTCGTTGTGCTGCTACCTGCGGACCTCTGGCTACCTTCGCTTGCGCCATATTCTGCTCACTACGTACGCCCGCTTCACCAAGGCCAAGTGCGGCTTTCGTCGCTTCACCGACAATATGTTCCGCAATATCCTGATGATCTTTGCAATAGTGGAACGTCGGTTGTCTTCCTGAGTATCCATCGTCTGGGCGTAATGACTGCACAAGGAATCCGTTGGCTATACGAAACGCCACAATAGCTGGCGAACCTTGGTGCAATGAATGGGAGAACCGATCACGTTCTGCTGTCTGTGTACGTACCTCCTCATCTCGTTCATCTTCTATACGCTTGGCATCCTTGATCATCTTCAATAGGTGCTTCGCAAAAAATAATCTCAGCCCCATTAATCCTCCACTTTTGCTCTCGGTTTACGAACGCTCACCTCCAAACGTGTACCGTAGTTCACGCCGGGGGGAACAGCTTTGTTCTGTTCGATGTACGCACGAACAGCGGTTTTGTTTACTGCCTTGTTCAACAGGTCGTACGCATCATGCTCACGTATAAACTGTAATGTCGCATCCCAACTCTCCACAGTAGCGTAGTCAGTGGTGGTAAGGAATGCTGTACCTGCATCGGACTTCACGGAAGTCAGCCCCTGTGCATCCATCTGCACCTTAAGCCATGCTTCCAGCTTGTCCATCTTGCCCTTGATCTCTTTGACCTGTGATTCGATCTGAGTTTCAAGTGCATCCTTCTGCGCACGTAGTTTCATGTACGCTGATACTGCGTCTTTAATTTGTAGCGCCATGTTATTTCCTCGTCTGTTCTTGTATTAGATCGAGCAGCAACCCCTGTAACTTCTGTTTGTTTCTCAGCCGCTCGTACATCTTATGCTCCAAGTCAGTGGACTCTATGTGGATGACGTTCGATACGTTCTTCTTACCGATACGTTCTATCCTGCCATTGGCCTGTACATACGTCTCGTTGCTATTGCTCGGTCCATACCAGATGATGGTCGATGCCGTAGTCAGTGTCAGCCCATGCGCCATAGTTCCGGGGTGTGCCAGTAGCACGTGTGGTTCCTTGGCGTGTTGGAAGTCGTGGAATATCTGGTCACGCTTCGCTTTGGGTACTTCTCCATTGACTACACCCACCGTCCAATGCTTGGCCAACTCACGCTCCAACATGTGCAACGTACCGGTCAGTGGGACAAATACGATAACTTTATGTCCTGCTTCCTCGATCACCTCCTTCACTAAGTTAATGCGTGGTGAACAATCGACCTCGATGTTCTGCCCGTCGTCACCGTACGCAACTCCACAACATATCTGCACCAACTTCTGCAACTTGACTGCCTCGTTCACGGCAGTGATGGTGCCGCCATTCGTCACCCGCTCCGCAGCCATCTCGGTCACGAAGTGTTTCAACATCTGTTGGTAATGCTTCTTCTGTATCGCGGTCAACTCCACCTGCCGTGTCTGGATGATGGTGTCTGGCAGATCAAAGCACTCGTCTCGTGTGTACCGCACCGCAGGTTGCAGGATATGTTTCACAATCTCGACCGACTCAGGACGTGGTACGAACTTCCACTGACCAATCTTCATCATCACCTGTTCACGAAACGCTGTGAACGTCTTGGTGCAGTACGGACTATTCACCAACTTTGCCAGTGCCCACGCATCTGTCGGGTCGTTCGGTGTCGGTGTGCCGGTCATCAGCCACAGTCGTGTCTGTGGGTTGTTATCGATCCACTTACGGAATACCTTGAACCGCTGGGTCGATGGGTTACGCAGCACAGCCGCCTCGTCTACGATCACCAGATCAAATACGTTCGTGGTATGTGGTGCGATGATCGGGAAGCCATCGTGGTTGATGATGTAAAAGTCTACGTCTTGTTGCAGCAGTTTCATCCTGCGCTCTGCCGACCCATGCAGCACGACGAACTTCCTGTGCACAAGTCCTGTAAAGATACCGTCACCCCAGACTCTCTCCAGTGTAGATAGTGGGGAGATGATCAGCACCCGCTTGACCTGCTTGGTCTTGATCAGGTAGTCAGCAGCCCACAGTGCGCTCTGGGTCTTGCCGGTACCGATCTCATTCAGCACCAGTCCGCGCTGGTTCAACGTCAGGAACGCCGCCGTCTCTTTCTGGTGGTCGAACGGTGTGTGCGGACCCGGCCAGTCGTAGTAGTGCAGAATAGGGGACGGTGCCTTGATACCCAGATTGCGCAGCACCTTCACCTCGTCCAGTCGGTGGGGCGTGATCACCAGTGGTACGCCCTTGATCTCGTACGTCTTGGCTGTCGGGATGCTGTCCAGCACCCGGTTCGGATTGTTCAGCTTCAGCGCAAGCGCCTTGGCTTTCTCAACGACCAGCATAGCTATCCCTCATTGCGATCAACATAGACTCCAACGCCTCTATATCCTCCGGGTTGCGTACGATCAGCCACTTGCCACCAGCCTCCTGTATCTGCGCTCCAGTGCGCATCTGTAAATCGGTCGGCTTACCCTTGGCCGACTTCACCTCCACCCCTATGAACCGTCCGTACCAGCAGATGATGATGTCGGGGATGCCGCTCTTGCCAAACCCGTTGTTGCCGGGGAAGAAGTACCACGCCCTCATCGTCTTCAACATCTCTACCGTCTTTGCCTTAACTTTACTCTCTGGGGTAGTAGTCATTGTATGTCTCTTTACGTCAATGTCAAGTTCTATTCTTCAATAAATTTACAAGGGCTGCGAACTCATAGTTTTCAGGTCTACGTAGATACGCCAGTCCGCTCTGGTATAAGGACTCGGACTCAGCAAAGTTACCCAGACTCAGGCGCTCGGCAATCTCTTTATGCCTTAGGCCATCCACCTGCCGCAGAACAACTACTTGCCTAATTTCCATCTCTCGGAGTCTGTTCATATCAAACCAATGCAGAATCACAATCGTGTCGGGCTGGGCAATAGCGACATAGCCCACTGGGTCTGGCTGGCCAGCTATCGTGCTCCAAGGAACTGTGTATCCGCTGGATACGCTTCATGATCTCTGCCCATATCTCGTTGATGTTCACCCGGTTGTACGTCTCGGTGTCCATCTCCATTGTCTTCAGCCATACAAGACTGGTCTTTACCCGTTGCACCTCGGGGCAATGCTTGAATACTTGCGCTGCAAACATCTGCATCTGGAAGAAGTCAGGCTTGCGCTTGCCGGTCTTCCAATCCATCACCACAGCGTCATGACCCTTGATTATCAAGATGTCAAGTTTACTGCGTAACCATGCGTCCGCGTCCCACCAACCTGTTGGTGTAAGGTTTTCGGTCAGCGTCATCTCCCGCTCGACATGCAACTCCCCACCCGCAGCAGCCTTCTCGACTGACTTACACAGTGGTTCGTACATCGCCGCCTCAGTGGGTAAATCCGACCCTTTCAGTCGGCTTTCAAGGAAGGCATGTATACGTTCACCATACTTGCTGGCTTCGCCGCCCTCATCGATGATGTCTTTGGCAACTCGCTGCCGGTAGTACCTGTACGGACACTGCTCGTACAACTTGATTGACGAATAGGAATGTGCAAGGCGCATAGGTTGTCGCCCCAAGGGTGCCCTTGGGGTATCAGATATTGGAAAGGCCAGTTTACTCCACTTCCTGCATACGTTGCAAGCTGTCGTATTTGAGTAGCTCGATGGCACCAACAAGCTGTACCAGATCGTCCACACCAGTGGTCATTCGCCGCCAGCTATCGCCAATCTTCATCATGACGACTGCTTCAGTAGCATCGTCACCTGATTCACGTACACGTTGGATAGCAGCCTCCAACATCTCGATCACATCTTTGTTACGCGGTTCACGTTTGATTTCTTTCAGGTTGCTCATGGTTATCTCTCGTCAATGATTTCAAGTTCAGGGTTAAGGATGCGATGCTTTGCCAGTGCTGCTGTCAGTGAGTCCTCGGTGGGATACGTCAATACCTTGCCGTCTCCACTCTCGATCTGGTACATGCCACGTTTGGTCTTACGTACAATGATGCTGTTGCTATACGGATTACCATTGACATACGTACGTAGTACGTTATTTACGTTACGCACTACGGATATATGCGACCACTTGTTCATCTCCAACTTCATAGACCCAATATCTATAGGCTCAGGTACACCTCCCGTCTCAGCGATATTGGCTACGTTCACCTTCCCGTCTGCTTTTGGGTACACCCATGCTTCAAAGGTATAGTCATCGCTCATCACGCATCTCCGTAGTTCTTGGCGTAGCCACTTTCACAAGCAACTGGTAAGTCTGGTGCCCACTTCGGCGGAGTGAACATGATCTGCTCAAGATACTGCTGTGCTGTAGTCGCCATACTTTCCTCCGCCGCGATGATGATCTCATCGTGAACTTGGAATACAACTTTGTACAACTTGCCAGCCGCGACCATCTGCTCACGGATAACCAATGCAGCCAGTGCTTGCACTACATTCTCTGTCACCTTCCCACCGTAGATACGTGTCCATGACACATCGTCCATCGTGCCAGTCGTCACCCTGTCACGTATTGCCTTGCGGTATGAACGCGCATCACTGATGTACTCGAAGCCATTGGTCGACGAGCGCAGCGCAGGGTATTTGATACGCAACTTGTTCGGCAGGATGATGCCCTCGTTGTCGAACGCCAGCACACCGATGTTGCCATTGCCACCTTGTACCATCTGAGTCAGCGCGTTACCGCACTGGTTCCACAGTCCTACGATCTTGTGGTTCTTTGCGCGGTACAGTCTGACGATACGCTCGGCCTCGTTCATGTCGATCTTGACACTGATGCCAGCCTGTCCGATCTCCAGTGTGCGTCTGAACTTCTCTGCACCCATGCCGTAGCCCAGCCCAAGCACACAGGTCTTGCCAACAAATCGCTCAACCTTATCCGCTTTGGTAATGGGGCGCCCATATACCTCCGTGGCAAACTCAGAGTACACATCCCGCTTCTCTCTGAACGCTTGCACCAGATCATTCTGCCCGGCCAACCATGCAACAAGTCGTGCCTCGATCTGCGACGAGTCTGCTGCTACCAGTACATATCCCTCTGGTGCCTTCAGTGCTTTCTTGATCGTCGTGTTGCCACGGCTCGGCAGGTTCTGAAGGTTCAGCTTATCGCCACCGGACAAGCGCCCCGTGTGTGCGCCATAGTAGTTCAGCATGATGGGCAAGCGCCCCCGCCCAGCGACACCGATCAGTGCGTTGGTGCGCGTCTCCTCAAGGGTAGACTTGACCCCCAGTCGTGCGGACACCACCGCTTGCACCCGCTCGTCCGGATGCTCCAACAGATCAGTCAGCCCCTTGTCTGTCTTTGAGAACGCCCACGTTTCTTTACCTGTAGTCGGGCTCACCTTGCGTGGTGGCTCTACCCCAAGGTTCTTCAGGTACTTGGCGAAGATGTCGTTGCTCATCAGCATCTTGGTCAGTGCTTCCTCGCTAACGCCTGTCAGCCCCAAGTCTCCAATGAGCGTCCGCTTGCGTGTCAGAACTTCAGCAAGATGTTTCTGAAGTAGCGGCACATCCAACTCGATCATCGGCTCGGTGTACATCCGTATGATCTGGTCAATCACCATGATCTCAGTGACAGGGAAACCGATGCGCATCCGGTCGAACAATGCCTTGGTAATGTTGACATCGTTCTTGCAATACTCGGCGTACGCTTTCATTTCATCAGGCGTAAAGTCTTTCTTGCGTTTCCCCAATGCGTTGGTAACTTCTGTGCCCTTCTGCCCCAGTCCATAGAACGTAGCCAGTGCAGCCAAGCTACCACCCACAGTCAGGTTATGGGGAGGCCGCGCCATACTCAGTGTATCCAACCACAGCTTCGGCTTGATTCCGAAATGCCATGACAGGATGGCACCATCGAATGCAGTGTTGTGACATAGGATAGCTTTGTTCCTGTAGTCGAGGCTGTTCAGAAACTTGCCGGGGTTATCACCTGAGTACCAGTCAGTAGGGTAATCGTTGACCTTGATACCTACACCTATAACCTCGAACCTATCGTCACGTACGTACGCCTCCGTGGTCATCTTGGATAGTGAGTAGTCCTTATCGTAGTACGTCTCGAAGTCAATCGTCACTATGTCCATTTAAGACCCTCTCTTTAGCTTTCTGAGCAATCTTCCAAGCATTGAATGCGTCCCTCATTGTAGGCATTGTTTGAAAATAAAACTCCATGAATTGGTTGAGTCGCTGGATATGATGTGTCTGCTCCATTAAAGCCAGCCGCAACCCGTCGATAGTTTGGGTGTGTACATTTACATCGCTGGTTATGTTATTCAATTGCGAATCCAATCTGTACATATCGAGCACGTCGGTGTATCTCCCGTTGACATTGACACTCTGCACTACCGGCATGTGATTGATCATTACCCTTCCCCCCTTAACTCTACCGGCCAGCAATGCTGGCAGTACTCGTTGTGATCACATTCGCATTTAGATAGGTCGCGCTTTGCCCATATCTCGTCGCGAGTAAGTCGAGAGCGGAGGGTGTCAATCGCTTTTTGGTGGTATACAATGTCATCCCCGTTTGATATATACGGCGCAACCTCCAACGCATCCAGCACCTGCTGCGCTTCCTCGCGGGTTAAGTTAATCATCCTTCCCCCTTATACAGTTCACGTATCTGTTCTATCGACAGGTCTGTCTTGTCGTATATGACGATCAACAGTCTGTGCGATAACCCTTTGCTGCCACGGCGTAACCTGCTTATCTCTGCCGGGGATGTAATCAAGAAGTCCCCTACCTGTAGATCGTTCTTCAGGTTGTACCTCCACTTGATATACCCAAGCAGCAAGTTATCATCGTCAACCTGTGGTCGTACCCTCGCTTTGTTGTAGCCCTTCAGATCGGCTGTCATCGAACACTCCAAAATATTTACGTAAGAAATAACTCTGCTCTCGCAGTATCTCGTCCATTGCCTCCAGCAACTTCTCTCTCGACGGTGTAGTCTTGCTTGTATGGATAGTGAACTCCGCTGTCTCGGCAAACCCTACCAGTACATCACTGGGAAAGTCCTGATTCTTGATGCACCATGCCAGTCGACGTAACCACACAACATCCCCCCAGTGCGGACGTTCATACGTGCCACGCCTACGTGCGCTACCAACATCCTGTAGATACTTATCCAGTACCCCCAGCTTGGCACGTAAACGTACGCCTTGCTTGAACGCCCGCAACTTGGAAAGCCACTCACGCTTTACATCAGGGTTCTCTACCACATGAGGCGGCTTTATCTTGCGTACCCTCATACGATAAGCTTCTGTGCCGTAGCCATAGCAGTCAGCCTACCCAGATCGACGTTCAACTGTGGCTCATCCTTCTTAACCTTCTCTTTGATCTCACGGTGCTTGTCCTTAGCCCACTCAGGTACGATGTCCCATAGCGGAGGCCATGTCCGTAGCGCAGCCGCAAGCGTTGCATGGTTGTTGACTACCTCACGTACCATGTCACGGAACTCAGTACGCCTCTGCTGTGCAGCGTGAATCCTCTCGCGTTTAGCAGTGTATAGGTGGAATAGTTCATCCCATACAGTGTGCTGCCTCAACTCGAAATTATTGTATGAATCCATACGTATAAGTTCGTTATCCCATGATCCGAAAGGCATAACTTCAGAATTTGTAAGTGTGAAACTTAGGAAGCATTGAATACCACCAATCTTATTAACCTTAATTTCGCTTCTCGTATACAGAAATTGTGTAGGTACAGCACTCAGCACATCCCTGTACTCACCGAAGATAGTCTCGTAGATGTAATCTCCCCAGTGTTCACCCAGATCAATCCTCTCGGCTTCCTCTACCTGTTTGCTGAACTTGTTGTATGCAGACGTTATGATCTGATTACGCAGTTCAGTACCCAATTTAACTGTCGCCATGTGTACCCCCTCCTGTTTGTCGTTTAACTCGAACCTCGATACCAGTTTCTGTACGGCGCACATCGACATTACCTGAAGCAATATCATTCAATGCCCGACTCATCATGTTACAAGCATCACGTGCTTCATTAAGCTGGTGCTGTAGGTATATGACGTACCCACCCAGTCCGATGAATGCAACGAGCGCAATGAACTCAGCGTATGTAATCATTTAATTCCCATCCTATAACGTGCAGTCATCGCTACACACAAGTCCTCTACGGTGTCGAACTTTATCCACGGTGAACCGGGAGATGATATCTTCGCAGCGTACTGTACCTTCATGTTGTACATCTCTGGGTTGTACTCAATCTGCTTTGCCATCTTGAATGCAGGGTACCAGTCCAGCTTGTCAGCATTCCACCAGTTGACACGCACCTCCCATTCCGTACCACTGAGATGGTGCCTGTCACGCTTGTGTATAGCAAACCCTTCGGGTAGCCGTATCATTTCATCATCACCACTTCACCAAACGGTGCCTTGTCACGATAGTTGGATACCCACAGCACAGGGCAATCGGGCTCATCACCGAACGAGTCACAGCACAAGTCAGTCAGGAACACACAAGCTACCGGTTCGATCTGGTGCTCACGCATGTACTCGAACACTGGTGCAAAGTCTGTACCGCCACCGCCATGTGGCTTGATGTCCAGTGAATCATCACGCTCATACGACTCGTAGTGGCATACCTCACTGTCGAAATAGATAACGTGTATCTTGGATGGGTTCATATCATCCTTGACGAACTGTATCTCGGCAGCGAACTGGTTGATCTCACGCTGTCCAATCGAACCGGAGCAGTCAACAGCGAACACAAGCTCACCCAACTGTTCACCACTGACACTGGGCAGATAGATTCCTTGTGACATAAAGCGACGATTCGGTCGTGCCCATGAACGGCTGTCAGTCTTGGCCTTCTGTACGAACTTACGCAGCACATCCCGCCAGTCAACGGCAGGTTGCAGCACCTCATCTACCAGTCGTCGCATGTTCTGAGATAGCTTGCCCATCATCTTCGCTGCCTGTGCAGCCTGCGCAACAGCTACCTTCAACTCAGCTTGTTGCTGTGCCTGTTCAGCCGGAGAACCATCAGCATCTTCGCAGTCATCTAGCGGACCGCCGGGTTCACCAGCACCGCTACCATCACCGGGCATATCAGGCAGGACGTTGTAGATACCGTCAGCAGTACCACCACCTGCGTTATAGATGTTCCTATCCAGCAGCCCCTGCTTTGGCATCTTGCCGATGTTCTCGTCCGACAGTAACTGGTTGATCACATAGTCACCGGCCATGTTCCATCGCTTTGCTTGCCGCCCGTTACGCCGGAAGATATGCTCAAGCATAGGGTGAAAGCACTCGTGTGCTGCAAGGAACTTAACCTCCTCGTCAGTCAGCGTATCCAGAAAGTCAGGATTGAATACCACCCGCTTGCCATTGGTTGCTGCCGTAGGTACATGTCGGCTTAACTCAAACGGCATACGCATGGCGATACTACCGATGAACGGATGCTCCAGTATCAGGCTGGTCTTTGCTTTAGCCAAACGGATACGGTTCTTCTCCGCTTCCTGCGGAGTAATTTCTTTTGTCTCGATTACTGTAGTCATAAGTCCTCCACGCATTCACGTACATACTCTCGCGCCCCTTCAAAGGCAACGATAACCATAGCGATAGGCAACATGAACCATGCCATCACGCCAGTAACTACTGCGATTACTTTACTCATATACTCACCCCAATATCCACATCGCTAGGAAAAAACCTGCGGATACCAGACACACCAGTACCCAGCAGGTTATTGCTATTGCTCTCAAGAAGTCATCATCGTCACCCATTGGATGCACCCATGAACGAACCCATAGCCGCCATGATTCGTCGTGCCTCCTCTGCCGTATCGCTACGCAGATCAGGGTCATTACGCAGTGCATCAGGATGTTTCAGCAGCTTGCTCTCGACCTCCTGCCGCAATGCCTCAAGGTTAGGGTCGTCAGCAAAGTTAAGGCGAGGCAGTAACGCACACAGTTCACGTGCATTCTCGATCATGCTGGATTGAAAGACAGCCTTCGGGTCAGACAGCTTCTCTGCCATGTGTTTAACACGGTCAAATAATCGCTGCCATACCTCTTGCATGGCGTTCTGTTGTGCATTCATGACTCTGGCCTCAACGTCCTGTTGGATACGCGACAACTCGTCTGATGCAATGCTTACTCGGAAGTCTGATGATGGCACAGGAAATACCGCCATGTCCATACGAAACTTATCAGTGATAGATTCCTGCGATGGGTAATCAGCCGGATCATAGAGACTACCTAAGATACTCTGAGCGTTCTGTATAAGTACAGGATACTCAGTCACAAAGTCATTGACCAGCGACATCCACTCTGACTTCTGCTTGCGAAACTCTGTCATGAATTGCAAGTAGTTACTCGACGGCAGCATCATCGTGCCATCCATACCCCACGGCAAAGTGTTCTTGTAGTAGATGTTCCTGACAGTCGTTGTCTTTTTGTGTACTGCATCCAGTAAATTGTGCATCGGCAGCAACGACTTGTTATACCGGCCAGCATCGACTGTCGTGCCATGTGTATTGGCAACCTCTTTGGTTACCTTCTTGTCGTACTTACGTGCCATCCACTGGCTGACGTTCAACTGTACGAGTAGTGCTCTGTCATTCAGGTTCATTTAATTCCCCTTAAAAGTTTGCATTTAGTTACGTATGCTACGAAGTGCTCGCTGTGTTCTACTGCTTTGGATACTGCATAGTTGTGTACTACTGTGCTAGTGGTTACCTGCCCTGCCAATCGTCGATGATCAGCAGGGGTTATCAGTGACAGCTTGTCGAGATATATGACCCAATCGTATATAAAGACTGGGTCATTCCAATGAATGTCGCTCTCCATTAGAACAGCACATTCTGGTGCTTCAACGACCACTTGATAAACGCTTGTGTGTTAGCCAAGTCAGGATTCTTACGGCAAGCGTAGCTGATGGTCAGCACTGAGAACTCCGGAGGCATACGCTCTGCATAGGTACAGACACGTTCAAAGTTATTCTCGGTAGCACGTTCAGCAATCGAACCGGACAGGGCATACAGTGTCGCAGGGTCAGTCGGTACTTCACCAGCAGTCGGGTTCAGCAGGATGTTGTCAGGGTTAGGTAGCTTGCGCCATATCCGCAGATAGCCAGTGAACTCGGCAGCAGCACCCTCACCGACAGCACCCTTGAAGCACTCGAACTCGGCAGATGCAGGGACAGTACCCATGATGGCAGACACACCCTCAACCCATGACCGTGGTGTCGGGTTGCTATCACGCTGTGGATCGAAGTCATGCAGCAGACCGCTACGAAACCGCAGGAACGATATGACCTCGGCCTTGACACCGTTATCGATCATCCACTGTGTACTATCGTCAAGATGCGTCTCAAGCTCAAGCACTGTCTCGCGGTTACGCAAGTGGCTTAGGATACGGTTCGCACCAGCCCTGTCAGACTGACGATTGCCCGTCGATATGACCATCCACCCGTCAGGCATCGGTGTGCCATGCAGGTTACGTGCTTGACAGATGTTGGCCAGCACCTTCTGCAACTCGTTACCAGCCTGATTGCGGTCGTCGAATAGCAGGATGCCCTCATCAGGCGCTTCCCCCTTGACTGGAAACCAGTCGGGCAACTCGTAATGTAAGCCTCGCTTGTTATCATTCTTGAACAGGATGCCGAAGTCCTCGACCAGCATGGTCGGCATGTGCTTCTCTACAACAGGTATACCAAGCTCCTGTGCAGCTTCATGAACGATCGTTGTCTTACCACCTCCGGGAGCACCCTCGATCGACAATGTACGACGTGTTGGATACAGTGCCTTGATAGTGTCCTTCAACAGTGATGCTCTCATTCTCAGACTCCCTTGTAAAGTTTATGGTCTATACCGTATGAAACTACTGTGTCACCGCCAAACATGTCACGTGTTTGTTTAGCGTCCTGCTTGTTGCCGAAGTACATAATGCTGCCGTCCTCGTCCTTCACTGGTGCACCACCCTTGCCATAGCGCAGCATGAATAGCCTCATCATATTCCCCCTGTTAAATCGATAATGAACCATACAACCAGCCCTGCCAGTACTACCAATGCAATATCAACTCCCGTCATGATTCCCCCTCGGCGGTATGGTGTAGAACAGATCATGCAACTGTCGATGTATAGCGTCTTTGCGCTCTGTCTCCAGTGCATAAGTAGTACGCTTCTCTACCTTACGAGCATGTTTACCTGCACCACTCTGCTTGGCAGCAGCTACGAAATTACGCGGCTTTAGCTTTGGCTTTGTCATTTTTCTTCCCTCCATCTGGCCATCCAGCTTTCATCAAGTCCGTTACCAAGTCCGTAATGGCTGGTAACGTCTTACACTTTGGGTCAGCATCCTCCGGCAGATACTTAGCAAACTCAGGCATTGCATCTCTGGCTTGCTTGACTGTATTAAACGACCGGATAGTGGCGTATAGTTTGGTTTCCAATGAACCAAGCACTTTACTTTGTGCTATCTCATCGGCATCAATCTTCCGCAGTGCAAGCACTACGTCCTTGTCTGTAATCTTGTACGTAGTACTACCGCCATCTGTATCAGGCACAAGCCAGAACTTGCCCAGACCCCACGAGTAACGGCTATTGTTTTCTGATTCATAACATACATGGTCAGGACGGAAATATATTTGCGTTGCCTTGTCCTTGTACATACGCATCACACTGGCTGGTGCAATGGCAAACAGGTGATCTTGTATAACTTTCCTGCGCTGTTCCATGTGATCCACCTTCGGTGTGTCCTGCAATACCGAATTTACAAACGCACTGCGGATAGAATCGTTAAGACGAATACTCATTTGATAATCCCTCCCTTGTTGTTGATACCCTTCAGATCATCGGGGTTAGTAAAAAGCATATAGTTACTCTTGTGCATCGGTGCTACGGTGTGCTTCACCTGCTTGGCCGCCTCCTCCCCACACCACAGGCAAAGGCGGTAACCTAGTTTCACCCTGCGATGGTCTACATTCCCACCGCATTGTGGACACAGATAACGTGTATCTTCATTCATTGACAACCCTCCATGCGTATACGAAATTGCAATCTACACACTGTGCTGTTGTGCTACTGTTGGTCGGATTCTTGCGGAACCGCAGTATGATGGTGTTGGTACTTCCACAACGCGGACACGGACAATCCACTCGCTCATTCATCCCATCTCCCTGTCAGTCGTACCTTCGCTGCTCTGGATAGAGCAACCTCGGTGTCTGCAACGAATATGTACCCAGTGCAATTGTTGTTTGAGTACACACTTTGTAAAACATTACACATGCTTGTGTTATAGCCAAGGTTTGACTCACCTCGATCAGCAATACACCCTGAGCACCCGCCCTTCACAAGCTCGTCGATCTGCACGATTTTGAAGTCGATATGCTTCAATGCAAATCCTCCTCATGTAAAGTCGATCCCTCCGGCGGGTTAAGCTCGTCGTAAGGACTGCCGTCGAACATCTTGGCTACAGGGATGATGTCGGTCATACCATCCTCGTACTGTGCAATGGCACAGACAGCGATGACTGTCTTACCGGTTTGTTTATCGGTACACTCCACCAGTGCCAGATCACCGTTCTGGGCAGCAGCAAGCAGCGTGTCGAAGTTGAACTTGTGTCCTTCGGTAATCATTTTGTTATCCTTTGCTTTGTATAGTTAGCGATATGCTCGGGTGTGTCGATGATGTAGATCATGCTGGATTCCCTGCACCGACCATTGATGCTTTGAAAATGGACACAGAGCGTTTCATTGTCATCTTCATCGGGGTAGATGTTATGGGCTACACACCCTGCACAATCGCCCTCCTCAATCTCTTGGACACGGATGAATGTGATGGTTGTATAGGTGCTTGGTTTAATCATCATCCCCCCATGAATGCCATCAGTGCTTCGGTCTGTGACTGTCGCTGATCGGGACGGCTGAGTATCCGTTCCTTTGCAATGGCCGCCCATCCCCCCTGTGCAAGCCGTTTCATCCAAGCAGTGGATAACAGGATGGTATTGGTATGTGGATGGGCTTGTGACCGGTGTCGCTTGGTAGACTGGCTGTAGCTATCTTCGTTCTCGAACCAGCAACCATTGGCATGGATGAACAAAGGCCAGTGCTCACCGTAGCTATACACTACGTACCAGTTCTCATCGGGGTTTAGATTGGTGTATACACGGCTGTATAGATTGCTACCCTCGAATGACTCACGCCGTTGGACAAGGGCACGACACTTGCTGTTGGCTACCTTCATATAATCTCCAGTAGATGTTGTGGAAAGTTAATACGATGAGGGACTGAGTAAATTGCCCCTCACCGCTGGTGTTACAGGGATACAACCTTTGAATACACTTCTGCTTGATTCTCATAGCCACTGACGAATGCACAGATTGCAGTATTGCGAAAGTTATAACGAATCATGTCGCCGTAATTACTGTCGCATTTGGCACTGGGCAAGCTCATAGACTGTCGAACCTTACGGATAGCACCACGGGCTGTATTGGCGTGTACCTTGAATCTGTGTACCCATGAGTAATTGGCTTCACCACCATAGGTGTCTGTTACTTCCACAAAGAATATAGAACGCATCTTCATAGTCACTCCTCACGCCAGTTTTACAGTACGTACCACAGCAGATGGTGTCTCTTGTGCTGGTAGTACAGCAAGATACGGCTTGCCCCATTTGTCTGACATGATGATCGGTGTATCACCGTTTGCTTTGGGCTTGTATACTTTGGCTTCCATCTTGTGCTGCTTGGACAGCTTCTGAATGGTTGTGTACAGTTCCACGACATTGGTCATGTCAAATTTACCATCGGTGTCTGCCTTGATGGTGATGCGCTTCTTAGTATCTGCATATACAGATACTTTACCATTGTAAATCTTAGCCATGTAAAGCTCCTTAAAAGGTAAAGTTAATGCCCCAAGCGGGGCAACCTCAGACTCGCTCAGGCCGCCCTCGGCGTCAAGTTTGGCCTGTGATCCATGAAAAGCGGGTGATGTAAAGCGCAACAATCTAAGTTTACATGTAAACAATCTAAATAAATGTGTATAGTTAGATTGCTGTTAGATCGTGCAAGTGATTGATTTATAAGGATATTGCAGTGCACAATCTAAATAATCTACGTTTTTTAGGGTAGAGTGAGAAATTTTTTAGGGGGAGTGTGTTAGGCCGATGTCAAGTATCGGCGTCGTCGATTCGCTACATGAAAGGGTATGAAAAAAACCTATATTATTTAGATTGTTTAGATTAGATATAATCTATCACTCATGGTATATCGCCTGAAAACCCGCATGGATACTGGGTTTCACTCAAACTGTACATGTAAGGTTTGTAAACTTAGGCCATATAGTTTACGTGAAAACGTGGCGACTTTTCGTTAGATCGTTTAGATTGTTTGCATACTTGTTAACAGAATGTGTAAGGTTACTAAAAATCGATAGTTTATAGCTATACTTGACACGTTTTTATGTCAGGTTACAGCGTTTTGATAGGCTGCGGCGATCGTGCGAGCCATGACCCCCCGACGTATGGTCTATTATATATCTATTGATAACAAACGATGACCCTACCCGGTGCGTTTCACTTGTTGCGTTTGCGTGGGCAATAAAAAACCCGGCTTGCGCCGGGCTTGGGTTAGATCGAGAGCAGCACCACAAACATCAGGTAGGTAGTGACTGCCATTGTTATGGCAAGGACAGCTTGCAGGATCAGTTGCATTTGGTTCTCCAGTTGCCCGGCTTGCGCCGGGCTTTGGGTTAGTATCGGTGGTGAATACCGTATGTGTTTTGTGCCACGAGTTGCGTGAATTCTATGTCCCATTCACGCCGGATAAACTTGCTTGTCCTAGTGAAATAGTGTCTTTGGCACGCGGTGTGGTGTGCAAGCCGCGTTTCCCAGTTTTGTCTTTTCACTCGTTTTACTCTCCGCATGATAGTCTCCAAGGTAGTGGGAGCCGGTTGCCCGGCTCCCGTGGTGTTACGCCAGCTTCGTCACAGTTTTCTTGCTACCGCCGCCGTCGCCGCGTGGTGCGAGCAGTGCGATGTAAGGGTTGCCGTAACGATTGACCAGTAAGACAGGGTCTTTGCCGCCGTCTACTACGAACAGCGAGTACTTGTTGATCGGGTTCTTCTTGCTCGAGAACTCTTTCATCAAGCGGTAAATCTCGGTAGCATCAGCAGCGGTGAATTTGCCGCTTGCTTCCTTTTTGAGAGCAACTTCGCCCTTCGTATTGAGGATGATCGAGACATTACCTTCAAAGGTCTTTGCAGCCATGATGGCCTCCAGTAAGTGAGTTGTTAAAGAGTACTGCGTAGTGCTGAACAAGCGTTGTGTCATTCAGCACTTTCAGACTCACATAAGTTGACAACGACGTCAAGTATGAGTGTTTATGCGGGCTCTCAGCGATAATAAAATGACATCGCGCCGGTGTGCGCCTGCTTGCGTGATCGGGGTCGAGGGGGTGGGTACATGGATTGGCGCGACGACCCCTCCCCCTACATATCTAAACTCCTTAAACCACAACCCCAAAAAAGGAACGTGTAAAGTTAGCTCCCAAAAATTTTCCAGCCCCCCGAAAACCAATGTTGCCATAACAACAACGCTTGACAACCCCGTATTTCTGCCCTACGTTTCGCCCATGGACAGATTCCCACTCAACCACACCAAATGGTCCGATCGCTTGGCGTTCGACGTAGCCCTGCTGCTGGAAGGCAGCGGGGAGACAATGGCCGAGGTGATGGATCGCCACAAGATCGATGCCAACGACCTGTTGGTGTTTAACTCCGACAAAGTGTTCCTTAAAAAAGTCGAGCACTACCGAGATGAAATCCGCGAGAAGGGGCTGACGTTCAAACTCAAAGCCCGCGCCCAAGCCGAGGAGTTGCTGACCACCTCGTGGCTTCTGATCCATGACCCATCCACCTCCCCTGCGGTCAAAGCCGACCTGATCAAGTCCACGGTAAAGTGGGCTGGACTGGAGCCCAAGACTGACGCAGTGGTCGAGTCCGGCGGTGGCGGAGTGCGCATCACGATCAACCTTGGCAACACCCCCAACGACGCACGTACGATCGAAGCCCCCATAACCGAGGTCACTGATGTCGATTCCATCGAGCATTCTGAGTCTGTTTAACGGCACCTACGACGGGGTACCGGCTGCCCAGTTGAAAAGCGCAAACGAGGCGCACAACGTGGAGATCGCACTGCGCGAAGCTGGCCAGTCGTTCCAGACCAAAATCAAAAAGTCCAAGAAACACGGACGCCTGTTCATCGTGATGCTGCTGGGAGAACCTGCGTGACGTGGCATGTGTACCCCGTGGGAGATTTAAAAGAACATATTACGGATACCAGAGAAGGTGTATGCTGGTGCGAGCCGATGTATGACGAGGAGTACGATACCTACACCCACAATTCGTTGGATGGTCGGGAACTTTACGAAACTGGCGAGAGGAAGCTGAACTGATGGAATTGGTGAAACTTTACGAGACGAATTACCGCGACCCCGTGGCCATGCTGCGCAAGCTGGCTGATGACGTGGAGGCTGGTGTCTACGGCGACGTTGCTTGCGTAGGGGTGGCGCTGCTTGCAGACCAGTTGGAGGTGTTTGGATTCGGTCCTGACAGCGAGGCACCGTCGGTCGGCATGGTTCTGCAAGCCGGAGCGTTGAAACTTACTATGCCGTTCCTCCATCATGGCACTTGATATTAACTATACACCGCCGCCAACCGGGCTGAAGTTCATGTCCAATGACGCAAAGATGCGGGTTCTCATGGGGCCTGTCGGTTCCGGTAAGTCGGTGACATCGTCCTTCGAGATCGTGCGGCGGGCGTCGATGCAGGAGCCCAACCAGCAGGGGGTTCGCAAGACGCGCGCGGCGATCGTGCGAGAAACGGCGCGGCAGTTGCAGGATACGACGATCAAGACGTTTCTCGATTGGTTCCCGCCGGGGCAGTGTGGCCAGTACATGCGCACCACCAAGACTTACTTTTTCAAGGTAGGAGATGTAGAGTGCGAGATAATGTTCCGTGCACTGGACGATGCGGACGATGTTGCCAACTTGAACTCGTTGGAATTGACGTTTGCATGGTTCAACGAGTGTCGAGACATCCACCCGGATATTGTGGACGCGATGTCAAAACGTATCGGGCGATTCCCCTCAGCGAAGGACGGCGGCCCGACGTGGCACGGGATGTGGGGCGACACTAACCCACCGACGATGGACACGTGGTGGTATTACCAAATGGAAGGCTTAGACCCGAAAGATGGCGTATCTCCGAACAATAATGGCTGGGCCGTCTTCAAGCAACCGTCCGGACGCAGTGCGTTTGCTGAAAACATCGAGAACCTACCGGACGGATACTACGACACGCAAGGCCGTAGTGAAGAATACATCCGTGTCTATATCGACGGAGAGTATGGGCTCTCCTCGGCTGGTATGCCGGTGTATAAGTATTTCCGGCCAGACTACCATATGGCTCGATCACCACTACGCTTTATCAGTAATGGGGTTCGACCCATTGTTGTGGGGATGGACTTGGGGCTCACCCCCGCTGCCGTTATCGGACAGCAAGACCCCCGTGGACGGGCAATAATACTTGACGAGGCTGTCAGCTTTGATATGGGTGTGCAGCGGTTTTGCCGGACGATACTGAAGCCGCTGATCTACGAACGGTTCTCCGGTGCGCCGGTGCTGATCGTGACCGACCCGGCGGGTGTGCAGCGGGCGCAGACCGATGAGCGCAGCGCCGTGGACATCATCAAGGCTGAAGGATTCAAGGTCATCCCGGCCAAGACCAACAACGTCTCGGCGCGGATCAACGCGGTGGACGAGTACCTGATGCGGCAAGTTGATGGCGATCCGGGCTTTGTTGTTGACCCCCGGTGTACCCAGTTGAAAGCAGCGATGATGGGCGGCTACCGGTACAAGCCCAAGGGTGATGGCGACATCGAGAAGAACAAACACTCCCACGTGGCCGAAGCCCTGCAGTATCTGATGCTTCATATCGCCAGCGCCGGTGAGGGCTACCAAACTATACAGCGACGTGAAGTTAAGCGGGTTGCGGCTGCCGGATGGACGTGATACATTGGCTTTGCATTTCTCGCTGACGACCCCCTCGTCAGGTAAGCCCCCATTGCTGGGGGCTCTTTTTCTTGCGAGTTCAAAAACTTCGTGATATAAGCTGTGCCAATTCAACCCGCGCTCGCGGAGGGCACATGGCTACCAAACAGTCCACGATGTATTCCACAAATCCAAAGATGGATGGTTCAGGCATCACTGCCAAGGAACCGCGATCGGAATACGTCATGACCAAGAACGGTGGCAAGGACGTGCCGCTAACTCCACGTACCGTTACAGGCGGGATGCTCTACAAGAAGGGCTTGATGGAGCAGGAGAACTTCAACAAGACCAAGACCATCACTCGTCCGGAGATGCTCCGCAAAGCTGCGACGATGGTCAACCAAGGTACATCTCCCAAGTACGCGATGGACATACTTGAGGAACAGGACGAAGCAAAGAGCAACTACAACTCGTGCTCCTACTGGGATAAGTAATGGCCGGTCTGACATTCCTTCGCGTTGTAGATAACTCCACTCTTGCAAAGCAGGAGAAGGAAGCGGCTTCTCAAGCGTTGGCCGAGCGGCAGAATCAGCCGGTTATCCTTGGGTTGGTTGCTCATCTGAAGGCATGTTGGGATGTGGCCGAGATGGCCAAGCGTCCGATCGAACAGGTTATGCTCCGTGCGCTGCGCCAGCGCAACGGTGAATACGAAGCATCAAAGCTTCAGGAGATACGCAAGCAAGGCGGCTCCGAGGTTTACATGATGATCACCGAGGTGAAGTGCCGTGCGGCTGAGTCATGGCTGCGCGACATTCTCTTGGACAATGGCAGTCCTCCGTGGGACTTACAAGCCACACCAATACCTGATCTATCTCCTACACAATCCAAAGCAGTTCAAGAGGAACTTGCTCAGAAAGTGCTGAAAATGGTCGAGCAGTTGGGGGTTGCCCCCACTGTTGAGGAGATGGCCGAGATGAAGGAAATGGTGTCTCAGGACTACCGTTTCCGCATATTGCGGGAAGCCCAGAGCAGGGCAGACCGCATGAAAATCAAGATTCAAGACCAGTTCGCGCAAGGCGGCTGGGAAGATTCATTCAACGACTTCATCACCGATCTGGTGACATTCCCTGCAGCATTTGTCAAAGGTCCGATCGTGCGCCGTCAGCGCACACTGGGCTGGAAGCAAGATGCTATGGGGCGTACTGTGGTTGAGCCGATCGAGAAACTCGGCCCAGAGTACGAGCGTGTTGACCCCTTCCGCATCTATCCTGAACCCGGAATCAGTAACCTCCACGAAGGTTATTTATTCGAGCATCATAGAATGACTCGCATGGAACTCTCCGACCTTATCGGTGTTCCGGGCTACGACGATGACGCTATCCGTGCCGTGCTTGAGATTGGCAACGGTCAGTCGTGGATCAACGAGGATGTGGAACTCCAAAAAGACGAGGAGGAGCGCAAGTACTATGCGTACATGCGGCCAACCACTGAGTTCGACGCGCTTGAGTTCTGGGGCAAGATCAGCGGTCAGATGCTGATCGAGTGGGGTATCGACGAGGCAGATGTGCCTGATCCCGCACGTGAGTACGACGCCAACGTCTGGCTCGTGGGTAACTACGTGATCAAGGCGGTGCTGAACTATGACCCCCTCGGGGAGAAGCCGTATGCCAAGACTTCGTTCATTAAATGCCCCGGTGCTTTTTGGGGTAAGGGCATCCCGGAGATCATCGAAGACCTCCAAGGTGTCTGTAACGCAGCGGCTCGTGCACTTGTTAATAACATGGGCATCTCCAGTGGGCCGCAAGTTGAGGTTAATCTCGAACGCATTCCCGCCAACGAAGACATAACCCAGCTTTCACCGTGGAAGATATGGCAGACGACCAACGACCCGTTGGGCTCCACTGCACCGGCGATCAGGTTCACACAGCCTGACTCGCGCGCGCAGGAGTTGATGGCTGTCTACGAGAAGTTCAGCAAGTTGGCTGATGACCACTCCGGCATCCCGGCGTATGTGTATGGCGACCTGAATGTACAGGGCGCAGGGCGTACATCGTCTGGTCTGTCGATGCTGATGGGCGCAGCCGGTAAAGGTATTCGACAGGTGGTGATGCACATCGACACAGATGTGGTCAAACCGATCGTCCTGCGCCAGTTTGTGTACAACATGCGCTACGACGAAGACGAGTCAATCAAGGGCGATGTTCAGGTGATTGCTAAAGGTGCGATCAACCTTGCCGTCAAAGAGACGGTCAACATTCGCCGTATCGAGTTCCTCAACGCAACCGCCAATCCGATCGATATTGAAATCATCGGTAAGGAAGGACGCGCCACCATCCTGCGGGAAGTGGCGAAAGGGTTGCAAATGCCTGTGGACGAGGTTGTTCCGTCTCGGGAGAAGTCTGCTTTCATGGGGCAGGTGCAAGCTATGGCAATGGCTCAGGCCGCACAGCAATCCCCTGAAGGCGGTACGCCGCAGTTACCTGACGGCTCTCCCAAAGGCGGTATGGCAGCGAACACGGTACAAAGCCGTGCTAGTGGGAGGGCAGCATGATCAAGCCTGATCCGCGAATCATCAAGTTGATGGCGACCATCACTCGGCAGCATCCGGATTTTCTGGAGTGGCTGGGCGAATGGCGTATGCGGGAGCTTGAGCAATTACCACTGGCGGCAAACAATACAGCACTGATGCAGGGGCGGTGCCAAGTATTGGGTGAACTGTACAAGTTCGCCAAAGACTCCCCTGAACTAGCGGCAAAGTTATGACAAAACTCGCCGTCTAATCACGCACACCGATAGGAGCGTTCAACATGGCACTTCCAGAGCAGATTCGTAAACAGACTGAGGCTGTACAGGAGTTGTATAAGCAACTCAATGGAGCAGACAACAACACAGGCGGAGACAACCCTCCCGCCGATGGCACTGTCACGCCACCAGATGATGCTACCCCCACTCCGCCAAAAGCCGACAGTAATCCTGTACCGAATGATGCTACGCCGTCACCAGAGGGTGAGCACAATACTGGTGATATAAGCCCTGAAGATGACCCAAACTCTGAGACTTATGCTCAGAAATGGCGTACTTTACAAGGTATGTACAACGCCGAGGTTCCGCGTCTGCATCATCAGAACCGCGAACTGGTAGGCCGCCTACAGAATCTGGAACAATTGATTGCATCGATGTCTGCTACACCGCAGACCCCAGCCGCACCTCCGTCAGTTGAGAAACTGGTGTCTGACAAAGAGGTTGAGGAATACGGTGAGTCGATCGATGTCATGCGTAAGGTAAGTCGGGAGGAGTTGACGCCCGTTGCCCAGCGTCTGGCCAAGATCGAAGCAGTACTGCAGCAACTTCAAGCCAACGTAGTACCGCAGGTTCAGGCGGTGGCACAGAAGCAGCAGATGACATCGGAGCAGAAGTTCTGGTCTGATCTTGCGACCGCAGTGCCAAATTGGCGGCAGGTCAACGACAACGAGTCATTCCAATCATGGCTCTTGGAGGCTGATCCGCTGACTGGCATTACTCGCCAGACGTACCTTGAAGACGCGCAGCGTTCGCTGGATGCGCCGCGTGTGTCTAATTTCTTTAGGACTTGGCTTGAGGCTACTGGACAAGCCGCAGTTGCTCAATCCACCGGTTCTGTAAATGCTGCTGCATCTGAGTTGGAGAAGCAGGTAACTCCGGGGCGCTCACGCGCTGCGGGCGCACCGTCGCCAACCACCACAGCAAAAACTTATGCCCCGAACGACATCCAAAAATTCTTTAACGATGTTCGTGCGGGTAAATATAAGGGCAGAGAGCAAGAGCGGGATCGTATCGAACGCGACATTTTCGCCGCACAGCGGGAAGGTCGTATTGTTGCTAACGCCTGATTAGAGGAGTTTTATCATGTCTTATCCTAACTCGCCCGGCAAGCCGAATTACAGCGGTAACTTTATCCCTGAGATTTGGTCCGGCAAACTGATCGAGAACTTCTACGACGCCACCGTGCTCGCAGCTATCTCGAATACCGACTACGAAGGCGAAATTCGCCAGTACGGCGATACCGTCAATATCCGCACCACTCCGGAAATCACCATCCGTGAGTACGTCAAGGGTCAAACCCTGACCGTGGAGAACCCGGACAAGCCGAAGATTCAACTGCTGATCGACAAGGGCGAGTACTTTGCTTGCGTCGAAGACGACGTGGACAAGGTTCAGTCGGACATCAACCTGATGGATACTTGGTCGAAAGACGCTTCTGAGCGTATGAAGATCAAGATCGATCAGCGCGTTCTGACCGACATCCTGCCCGGCATCGCTTCTACCAACAAGGGCGCTAACGCAGGTGAGCAGTCCGGTTCGTTCAATCTGGGCACCAGCGGCGCACCGCTGACCGTGACCAAAGACGGCGCATCGACAACCACTGCTGTGGTTGATCTGATCGTTGACATGGGTACCGTTCTGGATGAGGCTAACGCCCCTGAGTCGGATCGCTTCATCGTGATTCCGGCCAAGATGGCTAACCTGATCAAGAAGTCGGAACTGAAAGACGCTTCGCTGTCTGGCGATAGCATGTCGGTTCTGCGTAACGGTCGTCTGGGTATGATCGATCGCTTCACGATCTATGTCAGCCACAACCTGAACGTATCTTCGGGCAAGTACAGCATCATCGCTGGCCACAAGATGGGCTTCACGTTTGCCTCGCAGATGACGAACATGGAAACCATCCGTTCTGAGTCCACCTTCGGTAACATCATCCGTGGTCTGCAAGTCTACGGCTACAAGGTTACCAAGGGCGAAGCACTGGCTCAGGCCGTTATCCAGTTCGCTTAATCTGATAGGAGGATTAAATCATGGCTGCTTATACTGATACCCTTGGCTTTAACAAGGGCACTGCCGCGTATCCGGCAAATAACCACGATGTCAACAAGTTCGAAGTTGAACTGAACTTTGCTACCATCGTCGCTGCTCGTTCGGCTGCTGGTGCTACTGCACTGGCTGCTGGCGACACGCTGCAGGTGATCAGCCTCCCGGCTGGTTCGGTTGTTCTGTCCGCTGGTCTGATGGTGACCAAGGCTGAGACTACCAACACCACAGCTACGTTTGATCTGGGCTACACCGGCGGCTCTCCGGCTGCTGCTAACGCCTACGCAAACGATGCAGCGTCCAACGCGCTCGGCCTCAAAGCTGCTGATCTTGCAAACCCGACCGTCGTTGCGTCGGCAGATACTATCGATCTGCTGATCAACACTGCAGTTCCGACGGATTGCATCGTCAAGGCGTTTGCGGTTGTCGTCAACGCAAACTAAGCTGATGGGGGCTTCGGCCCCCAGCTTTTGAGGAGATTGTTATGGGTCTTTATACCGGCATAGCACAAGATAATGTCACTATTAATAGTGGCAATATCAATGCGACCAATCTCTCTGTGGCAAATAACATTAAGTCTACTGCCCCAGTTATTAAGACTGCGGCGTTTACTCTTGGTGCTACGGAGAATTACGTTGTCTGTAATGGCTCTGCATCGATCACTGTTACGTTACCGACTGCTTCGGCAAATACGGGTCGTTCCGTGACGATCAAAACCATTGCTGCATACACTGTTGTTTCCGCTTCATCTAACGTGAAGCCTATCGATTCCAACACCGCTGGTACCGCTATTCTGGGTAACACGGCTGGTAAGTGGGCTACGTTGGTGTGCGACGGCACCAACTGGGTAGTTATGGCCACTGGCTAATAGGATGGGGCTTCGGCCCCTCCTCTCTATAGGATTCTGTTATGCCTACCAATCTGACCGGCTCCACTATTGCCGACACATTTGATCAACTGCTACATATTAGCGATGGTCCGGAAGCGACTGAGAAAGTCGTGTACAGCGGGACCGGCGTTGCTACGGCGTTGAAACTTGGCACACAGTCTGCATCGGTTGATAACATCAAGATTGACGGCAACACCATCTCATCTACAGACACTGATGGGGATATTAATCTAACGCCTAATGGCACCGGTTCTGTAAATGTAACGAACTTGGTTCTTGTTAGTGGTTCTATTACAGCAGACAATATCCAGATAGATGGGAACACAATTTCGTCTACAGATACAGACGGTAATATAAACCTCACACCCGATGGCACTGGTTCAGTTGTTATCTCTAAAGTAGATATTACGGCGGGGACCATACCATTTAGCGTTATGGCTGGTAGGGCGTACGCGGCTTTTTCAGATGTGACTGATCAGTCGGGCAGTACATCGGTGGCAACTGCGGTTAAGTTCGGTACTACAGATATTGCTGGCGCGGGTGTCACTATGGTTACTGATGGCACGAATTTGACCAGAATGACATTTGCTGCTGCTGGGACTTATATGGTCGCCCCAAGCATCCAATTAACAAATTCTGATACGGTTGACCACGACGTGACGTTTTGGTTTGCCTTGAATGGGACAGCAATACCACGATCGGCCACTAAATTGACCGTACCAAAAACTGGGGACGGCGGTAATCTTGCATTCCAGATTGTGTTCTACGCCTCTGTTACCGCAGGGCAATATATACAACTTATGTGGCTACCTGAGAATGTAGCAATTACTTTGGACCACACTGCCGCTGGTGCTATTGCCCCAGCTATTCCGTCTGCAATTATTGTTGCTGAAAGGATCGCGTAATGGCTAAGACTCCAGCATGGCAACGTAAGGAAGGACAAGACCCCAAAGGTGGCTTGAATGCAAAGGGTCGTGCGTCCTACAACAAGGCGACCGGCGGTAATCTGAAGCCTCCGCAGCCTGAAGGTGGTTCTCGTAAGAAGTCGTTCTGCGCCCGGATGGAAGGTATGAAGAAGAAACTTACCTCCGCTAAGACCGCGAATGATCCGAACAGCCGCATCAATAAATCTTTGAGGGCTTGGAAATGCTGAAGAAACCTGTCTGGGAGAAGCCGCGCCCAAAGAATCTTGGTCCGTCCAAGAAACTAACACCGGCGCAAAAGACTAAGGCGAAGACTATGGCTGCTAAAGCAGGACGGCCATACCCGAACCTTGTGGACAACATGAGAGCCGCGAAGGGGAAATGACATGGCAGTCTCATCGAACTGGATCAAGGGCGCAATCAAAAAGCCGGGCGCTTTGCGTAAGACACTGGGCGTGAAAAAAGGCGAAACCATCCCGACTGAGAAGTTGGCGAAGGCAGCAAAGATGCCGGGTAAGACCGGCCAACGTGCGCGACTGGCGCAGACACTCAAAAAACTGGGGAAATGACAATGAGCAAAATGTACATCCGTGTAAAAAAGGACGGCTTCATCTACGACTACAGCGATATTTTGGCGCGTAATCCGGAGTGCGAAGTTGTTCCAGAGGAAGTTGCTTACCCAGAACGCTTCGTCCAGCCCGAGGTTGTAGAGAAGGTAAAGGCCGAGCGTAAGAAGCGCGGCTCTGCACTTGATCTATCAACTGCTGACATTCCTGAGCCGCCGGTCTATACTGCGCCTGAGTTGGCGGCTGAAGCCGCGAAGGGGTTCCCTGAATGACACCCGCAGATGTGATAGCCGAAGTAAGGAATGTCGTCCAAGATACGCGGGCGACATATCGTTACAGTGATACGCTTTTATTGGGGTTCGTCAACACGACCATCAAGCGTATGGCTATCCTTCGCCCTGATCTTTTCACTGTTATCGGTGACATCAGCATCACGGCTAATACGGTTGTACAGGATTGCCCTGCCGGTGCAGTTCGACTTGTCGAGATATTCCAAGTCAAGAATGGTGACGTAATCACTGAGGTATCGCGGGAGATGCTTGACCAAACGTATCCCGAGTGGCGTACTGAGACTCCCGGTACCCCAGTGAACTATATGCGACATGTGCGTAATCCAACGCAGTTCTTCCTTGTACCACGTCCAGTCAACAGCGTGATCCTGATTGGCGAGTATGTGGCGTCGCCACCGACATACGCAATTAATGAGGATATTGATCTACCGGCTGCGTACTTCCCGGTACTCGTTGACGGCACCGTGTTTATGGCGGAGTCGGTGGATAACGAGCATGTTAATTCTGGCCGGGCGAAGTTGTACCAAGATTCGTTCACGCAGCTTCTTGGCGTTGGTTTGCAGTCTCGTTCGGTGACTGATACTGAGGAAGGCGGACTCGATCCGAAACAGGTGATCTAATGGCATCTCGTGACTTTTCCTCACTTGCTGTACGCCTGCAACCTACGGTGCCGGGCTGCCCTCGGCAAACGATCGTTCAGTATATCCGTGACGCTGCGATCAAGACATGTGAGCGTACGCTCGCGTGGCGCTATCAGGTACCGAAATTTGACCTGACTCCGGGGACGTATATCTACGATTACCGTAAGCCATTTGATTCTCAGGTTCACGCGGTGTTCGCAGCGTTTCAGAATAACGTCCCGTTGGAAGTCCTGACACTGGATCGCGCACTGGAGTTGTACCCTGAGTGGGCGGACAAATACACCACATCTGGGGATATATCACTGTATGGTACCCAGCCCAGATCATTGACTGAGGTTAGCCCACACCAGTTTGCGGTGCTACCGCTGCCAGATGCGCAGCGTACATA